GTGCTGATGATCCGGCAGATCCGCGCGCTCCTTTACGATCAAGGTTTCACCATCGGCGGCGCACGCCTGCGTTTGTCCGGCGATGAAGCCAAAGACGACACGACCCAATACAAGCAGATGATTCGGCAGATGATTGCCGAACTGGAAGATGTGCTGGTGGTTCTCAAGAAATAAAAAGCAGCGTTTGAATACTTCCAGTTTTCAAACGCTTGCGCTATATTCTTGAGCGTTCTTCGAGGTGGAGAGCGAGTTGCAAGACCAGTCGGGGCGTAGCGCAGTCCGGTAGCGCACTAGCATGGGGTGCTAGGGGTCGAGTGTTCGAATCACTCCGTCCCGACCAAATAATTCAATGACTTAGGCCAATGTTCACAGCATTGGCCTTTTTCATGCGCGTGACATTTGCGTGACTTCTCCATTTCTCACGCCTGCTTCCTCTTCAAAATTGTCAGCACCGGCCCACGCGAATCGGTTGCTGATACCATATTTGCAGCTTCAATCAGATGCCCGAGCTCAGCGCCCGAGTAGTGACTGGTGATGCTGCCGTTCTTGTGCCCCAGAAGGGCCTTTCGGTCTTCCTCGGTTACGCCCGCCGCTCGAAGGCGACGGCCAAACGTGTGCTTCAAATCGTGAATCCTGATCGACAGATAGCCAGGGTGAGCGGGGCGAAGGTTTTCCTCCTGCCAGAGTTTCGCCGCTCTCACTCGCGCCTTCTTCCAAGCCGAGTCGTTCATTCGGTGCATTGCGTTGCCGTTGTAAGGAAAAACCCATTCCTTGCTCAGCCCACGCTGCTGATCAATGATCGACTTGGCTACGCTGTTCAGCACCACCAGGCGCTCGTCGCCATTTTTCACGCCAGACCGTTCGTGTCTGCCGCCAAAGTCAGCCGGGATCAGGAACACACTGGTACCGAGCTCCGGCACCGAAATCTCCCAATCCCACCTCAACTTGCAAACTTCCTGCTCTCGACAGCCAGTGTTTACCTTGAACAGCGCCATCGTCTGCAGGTGAGCCGGCAACTCCCCGAAAAGAATCGATTGCTCCTCCCACGACATAGGATAGGGCTTGCGACTCGATTTCTTCTCTTCCAGCTTCGTGAGCATTGGCACGCTATCCAGCCACGGCCGTCGCTCATCGTCTCGCCACTTCCTGGCACACAACGACAAAACCCGAACCACACGCTCGATCGAGATATTCACCGTTCTGTTGCTCACGCCTTTCTTCACCTTGCCATCCGGCAGCGTTTTGGTCGCCAACCTGTCCTTAATGAAAGGCCCTAGGGCCTGGTCATCAATATGGGTCAGCGGCATGTCGCCGATGAATTCGTCCAGCTGTGAAAGGTGGTGAGCCGAAAGCTTGATCGAAGGCTGATCCTTGAATTCGACCAAAAAACGCATCGCCGCATCCCGCCACGTTCTGACCTGCCGAACGCCGTAGACCTTCTCCTGCCGGATCTGCTCCAGTCGATGTATCAGGTAGCGCTCTGCTTCTTGCCGGTCACTTGTTCCAGTAGATTCGTAAAGTCTTTCGCCGTTGATCTTCTTGTCGATATGCCAGAGACCTTTCCTTTGGGAGAGGCCTGTGATCGTTTTTCGCGCCATTGTGTTTCTCCTTTCTGGCGCTCGCTGCGGGGCAATTGTTGCTCCCTCGCGCCCTTTTTATCAATTGCCTTGGCTGCCACGTAGGACGATGCCCACGCATCAAGTTCCTGACGATCGAAGCCGACCCCGCGCTCCCCGATCGGGAACTCGCTCACGAACGGCCTGACGATTTCGTTAAACAACGGCAAATTCATGCTCAAGTAGGCAGGCGCCTCGCCGGCCCGGATAAAGCGTGGCTGCAATTTTTGTGCGCCCATACAGCATCCTTTTCCCCTGCTGGGGCAGTTAATTGGTGATGCTCCATGCCGCGCGTGGCGGCAGAAGGTGGTGGTGGGTTATGCGCCGGCCTTGGCCAGAACTGCGTCGGCGACCTTCATGGCAGCCTGGGCATCGTTCACATAGGCAGGGTCGAAGCCGCCGCACAGGTGGATGGTCGCTTGGCAGGCGCGCAGGTTCTCGCGGTTGAGCTTTAGTGCCGCGACCAGCTCTTCGTGCAGTCCGCGCTCCTCCCGGCCGATATCCCAGAAGCGTTGGCCCCAATGACTGGCCGGTGGCGGGTTGTTGTTCTGCGCGCCGAGGGCCAGCGCTCCGACCACAGCGTCCAGCAGGTCGCGCTTGTAGGCGTTGTCGCCGTCGATGCTTAGGCCTTGGCGGCGCAGCGCATCAAGCGCGTTATTCAAGTTCGCCTCCGGCGATGGCAGCACCAGGTCGAAGTCGGCTTTGCCGGGCCGGCAGACGATGACAAACATCTGGCAGTCCAGCGGCAAGTGCTGGGCGATATCGGAGATGGCTTCGATTGCGACTTCGCGAAGGTGGTGTTTTTGATCAGACATGCGAATTCCTCGCCCGCCGTACACCGGCAGGCTGTTGAGTTGTCAATTTTGGGTTTACAACTGGATGAGTTCGGCGGGGACTTCCACCGCGGCGCCGCGCTTGGCGAAAACCACGGCGCGGAACACTGCGATGGTCCGGGTTTCGCCGGGCTGGCGGTTGAACGGATCGTTCGTCGCATCGGCCAACCAAGGCTGACGCTGGCCAGCATCAACCCAGACGCCGTACTTCGTGATCAGTTGCTCGGCGTCGGGCACGGCGAAGAGTTGAAGCTGACCGGTACCGGGCTGCTGATCACCCTCGATCGCGTTGATTGCCCAGTCCAGCGCCGGGCCGGTCAGTTCCTCGGTGCGGACGCTGACCATGCGGTTCATGGCTTCGTAGACTCTTGCCACTCGACCACGTCGGCGCCGAAGTCCTTGCTGGTGAAGTCGATGGCGCCGAACGGCCAATGGTAGGCGAAAGGCCCGACCCGCTCGCAGCCAGTCAAGACGCTCCCACAAGAGAGGCGGATGTCGATGCGCTCCAGCCCGGGATCTTCGTCTGGGTCTGGTGGGCACCAGTTACCCTTCAGCTGGCGCACCTGCTCAACCACATCGGCAATCTCAAAACCTCCGCGGTTGCCCATCAGACTACTGATCATTTGCATGCCAGTAGTCCAGCGATCCTTGCGAACCAGCGCGCCGTCGTCACGGAATTCGTAGTCCTCGACTTTCTCATTCCGAAACTCTGGTTTGCGGAAATCCTGCTCGGTGACTTGTCTGTTCATCGCCACGGCCCCTTGTAGATGAGGTAGGCCATGTAGAGCGGGGCGAAGATCATGGCGTCACCTTCAGGCCGAGCAGCACATCGCTGACAACCTCCCAGAGTTGCGATGGCGACCACTGGAACCGGTCAAAGTCGGTATCAGGCTCGACGCCGATCAAGCAGCTGGACTGCGCGCCTTTCGTTCCCTCCCAGCCCTTCTTCAGGATCGTCGCTACCTTGCCGTCTCCGCCGGGCTCGGTGAGATGAAAGTCGTAGGCCTTCATGCAGTAGGTCGATCCAGCGGACACCGCGTGGCTATAGATTTCGCGCATATCAACCCGTCCATTCGGCGTCCAGGGGCGACCACCACGCGCCGTTCTCGCCCCCTCATGCAGATAGAGTTCGTGGGTCTCCTTGATGAAGCAGGCTGACGCGTCAGGGAAATCAGCGAAGAGGATGTTGATTTGCGTGCCGACCAGAACGCGCGACTCGAAGTCGAATCGGTGGTTGTGAATCGCCGAGTGCTCGAAGCACGCCCGGTGCGGCAGTTCAGGGTGCCAAACGTGCAGGCGCTGATTGCCCTGGAGCTGAACCTGTACGAAGCCCAGCCCGTGCAGCGTGATTCTGTCCGTCATTACGTCATCGATGATCATGGCGTCACCTCGCGGCGTGCCCACCAGCAGACCGGGCCATCGTCGGTATCGTGGATTGCGAGGCAGAACCAGCCTTCGCCGTCGGGGCGGTCAGGCTCCCAGTAGCTGCAATTCGGATCGTGCGATTCGAAATAGCGGTCGGCAATTGCTGGTTCAGCGGACTCCAGACTTACCATGGCCACGGTTAGGCCCTGCTCAGCGATCCAAGCTTTGCACTTGTCGCCGTCACCCTCGTCGAAGTCGGGCATTTCGGGGTGCTGGAACATCCCGTTTTCATCCCGCCGCACTGGCCAGTGTTTGATAAGTCCAACGCGATCGACGCGCTCAATCTCTGCCAGCAGCAGTGCCGCTGCCTTCACAAGGTCACGGCGTCGATCTGCACTCGGCTTGAACTCACCGATCACGCGCGGCCAGGCCGTACTCAGGCTGCGCGGCTTCCCGGCGAGACTTGCATAGGTGGATGATGCTTCGGCAAGTTCGCCATTCACGTACAGGTCGTCGCGATACAGCGAAAAGCCCTCGGCGGACACTTGGCGTTGGCGCTCGGCCATGACGTCCCGCGCTGCTCTGTTGAGGCGAGTTTCGTTTTCTTCAGGCATGTTTCGTCCTTGCCGCTATAGCGGCTGAAAGTTGTAAGGGGAATTTGAGTTCGTACAGTTGTGGCGACCAGCTGTCAGGCGCCGTTTAGATTCGGTTGCGCTTTGTTCTGATAGAGCTATTTTTGGTTTTTGTTGAACAAAAAAATAGGTACAGGAGGACAGCCAAATGAGACTTCGAGGCGATGTCTTCTGGTCATGGGCAGACCCTTCGCTGCACAGCAGAACGCACGAAGAAACGCTCAGTAGCGGGATCTATATCGACGTGCAGGTCAGGCTGTCGCGAGCGGGCGAGACTCAGCTGTTCATCGGCATATATGCCTTGGATGGGATGGCCTTGCATGAAGAGTCCGATAACTCTCGTCCACGGGAGTCGATGACGAGGGTTTTAGCTTGGGGCGTCGGTCGTGCTCGAGAGCTAGCTGGTGCTGTAGGAGTGAGTGCTTTTAGGTCAGCTTCTTCGGGATTGCGGCGAGCCTAAAAAGGGCGGCATAAACTCGTATCTCATGAAGAGGTATTGGTGCCATACTGGAAAAATAGGAATAGCGGCTCGTAGTTCCGAGCCAGTACCTGTCGGCACCGCGTGTCCAAAATGCATACCAGTGATGATTTTCGATTTAAAGCCCATCAACACCTGCTTGATTTGGATGCAACCACGAACCAGCTGATGATGCTGGTGGTCGCATCAGAGGTTTCAGGACCTCGATGGATTGACGCTTTAGTGCGCCAGAAATTGGCTTATGAAGCTTGGTCCGCCATCCTCATCGGCATTCAAATAGATCCAATGCCAATTTTTGATGGTCGACCTCCTGAAGGCGGCAGCACTTCTGTCGAGTAGGCTCGCTCAACCTGCAATCTCCATCGATACCAGATCATGGGCATTCACAGCTTTCATGCCCGTTTTGTTTCCGTGATTGGAGTGATATCCGTTACGCCTCTCGAATGACTTTCGCGCAGCGGCTGCATCTAGTAGGGACGGGTACCGCCCGAGAAACTTGTTTTTACCGTTCAGGGTGGCGTATACGCGCCACTCACCCCGCTCATCCCAAGACACCCCGTGAACACCACTTTTGTTCACGCAGTGCAGCCGCTGATTCTTGGCATTTTCAAGGGGCGAGACCTCTCTGAGGTTGCACCACCGGTTATCCGTTCTGACCCCGCTGATGTGGTCAACGAACTCGGCTGGAAACTTGCCGTTCATGTATAGAAAGGCCAGCCGAGCGAGGTAGTGGGTCTTCTTGTTGATCATCACCTTCAGATAGCCTTTGCGATCTTTGGTCGCCACTACAGATCCCGCTCTTGTCCGGCTTCGGCCAACCCTCCACTTGAACACTCCAGTTTCTGGGTCGTAGTGCAGCAGCTCTTTCAGCTGAGCCTGAGATATCGGCATGACGAATACCTATGCCGGGGCATGCCCGGGCGGTGGAGGGTGGTATTTGGAAAAACCCCAAGTGGAACGCCTGGGGCAAGCGGCAGACCATCGAGCACTACCGTCAGCGCATCGTGTAATCGCTGACTAATTGCCGAGGCGCTGCCGAATGAAAAAACTGACTGACCTGATAAACCTGATCGCTGCAGTGGTGAGGCTGATCGACGCCATCATCCGTACGGGATGGGTGTGATCCGCTTGATAGAAATCATGCCGACCAGAGACTCATTGAGGATCGGGCGGATGCTTTATGTGGGCATGTGCAGACCTCGGAAGTATGATGCCGTCTTGAGGGAAAAATATCAGAGCCGGAGTTCAATAGTGAAATACGAAACATCAGTTGTGTATCTCGAACAAGTTCCGAAAATAGTGGTTGATACAGGGTTTGACTGGTCTAATTTGTGGACATTTTTTGCAACTGTCTTAATTTTTATGCTCGGTACTTTTTTAACAATTAGAAATTTTAATAAGACAGTTGATAGCCAGGAAAGAGTGGCTAGAGAAAGTGCAGTCATACAGCGTGAGATGATTGCTAGTCAGGAGGCCGTTTCTGCTCGGGCCTCATTGAAGGCAAGTAGGCAGAATTGGATTAATGACCTTCGTGATACTACAGCTTTATTTATTGCGGCAGCGCTTAATGTAAATCGACTTAATGTTTATTGGGAGTCTAAGCAGTCATCTATCAGTATGCGAAGTGGGGATGTAGATGTCGCAGCTGTGGACAAGCTTCATACTGAGTGGGCGGTGTCACATGTGCAGGCAGTCAAAGAAGTCGTGAGTCTAAAAGCGAAGCTGGAGCTTCTTCTTAATCCTGACGAAGTCGACTCGAAAGAATTTATGAAGGCAGTTAATGAACTTCGTGACAAATGCGATCAAGCCGGCGGACCTGCAAAAGAAATTGCTAATCATGTAGTCACATGGTGCCAACACATTCTCAAACAGGAGTGGGACAAAGCTAAGGCCGGAAAATAGTCATTGGTTGTACCCTGGCAGGATTGGCGGATGAGGGTGGATGTTGGTCAAGCGATGGCAACGATGTCGGCTTCCGCCATCTCGCAGAAGAACGAACAAGCAGGCAGTTTCTCGTTGCGGCGCACAGGGCCATCACCCAAATCACGGAGTGAATATCGCTCCCCCGTTTTGCGATTTCGGTGCAGGTAGCTGCCTGGGCCAAGCTCGTCCTGAACTTTGCACAATTCCTCGAACTGCTCGGGAAAGTCTTCGCGGATCGCCCGGAAATATCCTTCGCCGCCTTTCACGCAAGCGATGCAATTTGCGTTGTCGTAACCCTTGCGGTACATAAAGGGCAGCTCAATTCCTGCCCTTAGAATCATTGCTTTGCAGTCGTCTTTACCCAGTCCTGCATCGATCAGTGGCGCGATAACGGGGCGGTCAGGGTTTCGGTCGCGGAAGTCTTCCAAGCGGTCGACCTCTTCAGCGGTGTAGCCGAACACCATCACGTCGCCCGGTTGTTTCCAAGCATCGAGAAGGCGGCGCTTCAGTAGCTTGGTGCAGGGAGCGCCATTGCGGCCTTTCATAAATCGCTCGCGCCGAAATACCTGAATGATGTCCGCACTGTACTTCTCGTCGCGCAGCTGCACGATCTCTTGCCCGAACCATTCCTGACAGTCCAGCAGGAAGCGGCGGTTGTCTTCGTGCTCGTTGGCCAGAAACGCATTGATGATCTGCACGTCGTTTGTTGCGCCGTGCTGCGCCAGTGCGAGCTTTGTGGCAACCGCCGAGGCGGCGCCGCAACTGAACTGGCAAACGATTCGTGGTCGTTGGGCGGACATAGGGGATCCTCACCGGTATAGTTCCGGGATCTACAGGGGAGTGGGTTATGAGCTGGGAAGTCGTTTTTGATTGGATTGAGCATCACCCAGGGCTGTCTTCTTGGGTTCAAGCCATAGGGTCGATTCTCGCAATCTTGGTTGCTGTGCGAATTGCATCAAGCCAGAGACGCGAGCAACTCAGAAATGAGCAAAGAAAGTTCGATCGTGACTGCGAATTTATAAAAGTCGTTTCTAGCAGAGCGATGTGGGCAGCAAAGCCAAACCCGTCCGAAAGCTCCGCACGCGACGCTGCGCGGATGCTCATTGGGGTATCGTCTGTATTCAAGAATATTGACCTGATGGGGCTGCCGGATGCCTCACTGGTTGAGCCGGTTTCAACTATCCGAGATGCTCTTCAAGCTGCTGAACTCGCTATTTCAAATGAGCCCAGAGTGGAGTTGTATTTTGACAGTCGAGAACACGACAAGTGGTATCAGGCGATATTTTTGGCGCGCAATCGTGTCCACGAGGAGATAGAGCGACTTTCGTCATAGCACACCTGTCTCGCCGGCTGGCGTGATTCGTAGAAGTGGGGTATTTGTGTTCGGCCCGGCATGGAGCCGGATTAAGGAGAGGCGCGTGACTGATTCCGATATCCAAGCGATGAGAATGAGCAGACTTGCTGCGGATGAGGCGGACTGTCAAAGGCTCGGGATCAAACATCGATTTATGCACATGTCTGCTCTGTCACCCTCCACAAGAGACTCACATGCGGCCCGTAGCGGCGAGCTATTTACTGCTGAAGAAGTCAGGGATTGGCTGGCGAAGGACGACAACAGCACTGGGTGCAAGTGTTCGTTCGTCCTTGTGTTGGTTGACGACGCGGGTAATCCGCGTAGTCCAGCACTTGTTCAAAGGCTCATAACTGCGAGAGACACCTTCATCGCCCGACGCATTCAGTCCTCCTGACAGGATCAGGCGCGCCGAACTTTAAAGTGCAACATCGCTTTGATGCTGTGGCAGTAATCCTGAAGCCGCTCGTAGGCTTTGTATTTGGCCTGACTTCGAGTGGCTGCCCACACTCTAACCAGATCGTCGCGTGCCTCGCGGCTCCAATCGAGATCGTCCCAGTCATGCTTGAACGGCAGGACCAGCCATTCTTTCAGAGGCAGCGTCTCGGCCATTTCGCCGTACTGCATTTCGTGGGTGGGATGGTAGTTGCTGATCCGCTTCTTCGGGTCTTCGTCCAGCACCACACCGATGTAATGGCCGCGATCGGCAAGGATGACGCCGGGCTTCCCGTAGGCGATGACGCGGCGGCCAATTTCGGCGGGCACCTGATAGTGCTGCCGGACGTATGCGCAGTTGTGGCTCATGGATTATCTCCAATGCAGGCACCGCCCTCCGTGACCGGTGGTGGCAATTTGGTTTGGGTTGGGGTATTACGGGTGACCGGCATGGGGCCGGATCAAGGAGAGAAAATGAGCAACTTCCCTTTCACTGTTGGAGATCTCAAGCGTCAGCTCGAGCGTCTCGATCCGGACGATATCCTCGAGTTTCAAGGGGGCCTGACCTTCAACAGAATCAAAAGGCGCGGTGATGATCTGCAGGTGCTTGAATTCTGTGAGGCGCAAGCTTTCCTCGACGACAAATTTAAGAAGAAAAACCCACACGTCCAGGCGGTTTTTATCAAGGCCGAACCTTTCGAAGATGGTCAACTGACGCAAGAAGTCGACATCAACGTTCGATAATCAAGACGTCTCCTCCTGCTCAAGGCGTAAAGCTTCGCGGTTGAAGGCAAGCTTCAATTTCCGCGACACGTTTTCAGGAATCACGTATTCGTGTCGCGGCGGCGTGAGCAGGGGAAGAGCGCCGCCTGGGCCAAGTCCGTGCAAGTGGTGAATCATCAGCGTGATCGCCTCGCCCTGTTCCTCGATGCCACTCCAGGCCATCAGTTCAGCAAGGGCTTGGCGCGTGCCGGGCAGGCAGTGCAGCCTGATTTCCTCTTCGCCGCGGCTCTTCCTCTTCGCCGCGGCTTTCTCTGACCGTTCCGCGTTGCTCTTGGCCATGGCCTACCTCTTCAATTCCGCTGGCCGGCAAGTCCAGCCAGGTCTGTCGGCGGCGCGTGGCCGCCCGGTTGATGGTTCGTTTCATCGAAATGCGGGCTTCAGCTTTGGGAAGTCGATCCCGTTGTCCCGGACGATCCGATCGAGCAGGTTGTAGCTGATCGCCAAAGCCTTGCAGCACTGGCTCCGGTTCATGCCGCTGGCGATGCAGTCCTTGATCTGTGCGACCAATCGAGCCTCCAGATCGGGCGGCGCCTTGTTCGGCGCCGTGCCGGTCTTCTGTCGAACCTGGAACTTGATGGCGTGCTTGGTGGCGATCGCCTTCAACGTGGCCAGCGCTATTCCTTCCCGCTCGCAGATCTCGTTCCGGGTCAGCGTCTTGGCCATTTCACGGATTCGCGCGACCCGCTCAGTTGTTTCGTCCCTCACCTTCGGACGCTGGAAACTTGGCGGATGCTTCCGCTCGGAGGTGCTGGTGAACTTGATCGGCGCCGGTTCCGGCTCATGTATCTTTCCGCCGGCGGCGAGGTACTGGGCAATCTGAGCGGAAAGGTCGTTGGCGTCCTGACGACGCCGCTCGACGTCGTTGAGATGGTTGCTGATCATGCCGCCACCTTGACCAGCTTGACGCCGGCCATGCTGAATTTGTTGCCCTGATCGGCGACCAGCGCGTCGAGGTTTTCCCAGTTCACGGTCAGCACCGAGATTGGCGCTTGGCCGTAAGCAACCGCTTTGATCAGCTCTTCCAGATCAAACACTTCGGCCTGCAGGTTCGTCGGCGCCGCAGTTGTGGTCGTTGGCTTCGAGGCAGACTGAACAGGCGAGGCTGCTTTTACCGGTGCTGGACTGGCGACTGGTGCAGGCTCAACAGGGGCCTTGGCTTTCGCTTCAGCTTCGATCCGTTGCAGCTCCTGTTGCCGGATCTGCTCGCGCTGCCCCTCGGCTTTCTGGTGCTCAGAGATTCGGACCTTGATCAGCGCGACCAAGTCGTCGTTGGCCTTCAGAACAAGCTGTTGGATGTCGTTGAACAAGAATGCATGGTCGGGCGCGAGCTCGGCCAAGCTGGTCAAATTCAAGCGAATCGCATCTGCTGACTGGCTCGCGGCGATTTTTGCTCGAGCCAGCTCGGTATCGACGGCGTCCTGCAGACTGGCAATGGTGCGTTTGTTCTTCATCGCGCCGGCGAAGTCGGAAGCAACCGCTGGTAGCGTCACCCGGCCCAGTGTTTTATTGATGGCCGAAACGTGATCCGCCAGCGCCTGCTCAGCCTTCTGCTTGATGTTGGTCTTCACCAGCAGCTCTTGAGCCTTCACAAGCTTGTCGACCTTCAAGCGCGTCTCGCGAGCATGCGCGCTGATTCGATCCAGAGAAGAGAAAAGCTCGTCAATGCTTTGGGTTTGGGAGAGCGCTTGTTTCTTCGCTACCGCAACCGCTTCTTCGACATCGCCGCACCACTTGACCGCCTTCTTGGCGTCGGCAAAGTCTTGGTCGGTCTGCAGCGTGGTTTTCACAGAGTCGATGACAGCGAGAGCTGAATCCTCGAACACCTTGAGGTTGCTCGCGGTGACCATGCCGGTCAGCTCGATCCGCAGCGCTGGCAGCTCGTCCGGGGCTTTGCCGACGACAATCGACGGCGCCTCGGCCATTTCGAAGTTGGCCAGGTCGGCCTCGAACTGTTTCCAGCCTTCCACCAACTGCGCGGCCCGGCCAGCGACAGGCCGATACTCCATGTGCACGAAGTTTTCAGGGGTACCGTCTGAGCAAACAAAGATCACACGCTCGGCGCCGCTCACCAGCAGTTGCTGTTCAAGCTGCCAGTAATAGTGCGGCTCCAGTTCGCCGGCCTTCACCTGAACTACCAGCGACTCGTTCCACAGCTTATGCTCGAATAAGGTCTCGCCAAGCATCGTTGCGCCGTCCATTGACGCGAGCAGGTTGCCATCGGTGCCCACGACTGGATACAACTCCTCGCCAATCATCGCTTCTACCAGAGGGCGCGCCATCGCTTCGGTGGCGTGACCTTTGTCGAAGATGTATTGCTGCGCCTGACTGACCTCTGGCGTGATGCCGGTCTTCTTCATGGTCAGCAGGTCGGTACGGTTCTGATACTTCGAAGCGCCCATCATTGCCGGCGCCTCGGATGCGGTGAAGTGCTGGGCGCGCAGTGCGTGCCACTCGGCGGAGCCTTGAGCTACGTTGTGAATTTTCATGCTGCGTCTCCGTCGATGGCTTTGAGGTTATGGATGGTTTCGATCTGGTCGTCGCGCAGTGAATATTTGCTGCTGACGTTGAGGATGATGTGCTCCGGATTGGTTCTGCCTGCGTCGATGAGCGGCCGCCACTTTTCGATGTTTTCCGTAAGAAGATCATCTGGGTACGGTGGAAGGGCATCTGGCTCAGGTTCTGGCTGCCGTTGCGGACTCACATCACGCGGCGCCTCATCGAAGATTTTTCCTTCCATCTCATCAGCAGTCGGCGCCGATCCAACCTCGGGGAAGGCCTTGCGCAAGGCTTGAGCCTCAGCGCACTTGGCGAGCTGGGCGAAAGCTCGGCGCTTCCACATCGAGTTCGGGGCCGCAGTGTCCTTGCTGGCCGTGGCGTAGTTCTCAAGCCAACGCTCATTGGCGGTGAACTCAGCGACCAGGCCGTTCGACATCTGGCGTTTCACCGTCACCCGGCACCACTCCGGATACGTGACATCGACGCCGCCAAGCTTGGCGGTGATCGGTGGCCCGTATTCAGGGTCACTGATTCCAGCGTATTGCCCGGTGCGCGCAGCCTGAATGCGGTACAGGCCAATGCCAGGCATCACGGTGTCCTGCATCTTTTTCGCTTTGGCGTTCCAGATCGGCACGATGTGCACGGGCTTCAGCATTGGGTCCAGGTGCGCGGCCTGGCAGTACGCCAGAACCATCACCACCGAATTCTTTTCCGCGCCCGGGTAGAGGCTGCTGCTCAGCACTTCAACTAGTGCGGCCTCTGACATCACGGGGAGCTGGTCGTCCTGCTTCATTACTGCGCTCACGGGAGATCCTTGCCGCGCCCAGCGCAGCGATTGAATGCTTGGTTTATTGAGTGATGCGATCGGCGAGAGCGCTGAGCAGCATCAGGAAGATGAAAACGCCGATGGCGGAGAAAGAACCGCGCCGGATTAGCACGCGACGGGCAAGCTGGCGACCGGTCACGGCCGAACCTTCACAGCGATCCGTTTGCCCTTCATGGACGGCGCCAAGCGTTGCGGGAGATTCGAAACCAACTCCTCGCGCTTGCGACCGATCACCTCGTTGAAGGGAAGGCCGAAGCCGAGCAAGGCGATCTTGTTTTCGATGTCGTCGAGTTGCTCATCGATCAGCGATTTAACCGGTGCCGTACTCATACAGTCTCCTTGCGCTGCTGACAGACGTCGCGCAGCCGCTCGCAGTAGTGGTTGAACTCATCGATGGTGATTGCGCCGTCAGTGAAGAGGCGGGTGATCAGCTGCTGTACAAGCATCCCTGTTTCCTCATGAGCGTAAGGGGCGGTTACACCATCAAGTGCTTTGTCGATTAGGATATGCGGGCTCAAAACCCACACTCCTGCTCGACGCGATCGCTTTCGCGCTTTGCATCCCGGTACTCATTGGCGCGCGCAGCGACCAGGTCACCAGCCAATGTTCGAACGATCAGCGGATCACCGCCGACGGCTGCAACCGCCCAGCCGTGCAAAGTCCCGCCGTCGCCGCGCCGGACCAGCTCAATCAGGATCTTCTCGATGTACCGGTCTGGATCTGGGTTCGCGGCCATGTGATCCGCTAGGGCTTCCGGCAAGTGGTCAGCTTTGACCAGAACTGTGCTTCGGCCCACCGGATTTGGCGCTTCAACATGGCGCCGACAAAGCAGATCGTCGACCGACTCGGTCAACCATTCCTGGCCAGCCTCCGTATCGAGAAAGTCGTCTTCCGGGATGAGCTTGCGTAGAGCTGACATGGTCGCCTCCAGAGTGGCGGGTGTTGATCCAACAAAACTCGGATGCACTCATCCGCTCCGCTGGTTGCCTTTGGGCGCGGAGGTAAGTGCATTCGGGTGGTGTCAGAGAATAAGGAAGGGAAAACGGAGTAGCGGGGCAGGGGGCCGGCGGTGGAGTCTTATTCCGAGCCGCCGGCAATGAGCATGGTTACTCTACGATGCAGATCCAGCGGTGGTTGTAACGGTACGGCGCGCGAGTGAAATGAACATCTGCAACCAGATTCATGCCTCGCTCTTGAAGCGCTTCGGTCAGTTGTACGAGTGTCTCTGCTTGGATAGTCACTGCTGTCACCTCGTCAGATTTACTGCGTTCATAATTCTTGACCGGGCAGGCAGGCTGCTAATTCATTTTTTCTACTCTGTCGATTTAGTCGATCCGCACCGCAGAGCGCTCCCTGACTGTCCCCTTCTTTAAAAATCAGGGCAAGAAGCGCTCTGCGCTACGGACAAAGAAATGCTGTATTTCGTCAGTCTCTTATGCGAGTAAAAAAGTGCCTGCTACGATCAAAGAAAAAACCGGAGCGTTGTTATGGGCGCCAACAATCTTGACTCGATGCGGCAATTCAAGAATGCGCAGGTGAAGGCGCACAGAGACCGCGAGTGGCCGGAAGCAACTTGTGAATGCTGTAGATCGCATTTTCGCTACCACTGCTCTTGGAATCCAGCCCCAGTCATTTGCAGAACATGCCGATCTGAGGGCAGAGCCTCTTCTTAAGTAAAAGCAGCGAAAAGCTTTGCAGCCCGCCCTAGAGCGGTCACCTCATTATATGATGATCAACCTGCAATTCCTGCCCCTCTTACCATTGGAATATGGACTCCACCTTTCGAATCTCCTGCGCATCGGGATGTGATCTGGTCGGAGGCGCGGTCTCTTCAACAGCCCGCCGTTCAACTCGCAACGCTACAAAAGCTAACCGCCAGGGGCTGCTTGATCGCTGGCTTCATCCTCAGTCCGCTGTAACAGCTGCAAACCAGATCACATCCCGATGCGCTCTCATAGAGAGGATCAGGCAGTTAACGACAGGCTGTCGTGGCGCTGGCTGTTCAGTAGTGCAAAGTGCCCCGGCCAAAAGGCTTGAAGCAGCATGCGCAGACGGCGATACCTGTCTCCTGCCGGATCTCAATGCTGCGTGCGGTGTTGCGGTACATCACTGCAGCGGATGAAAGTCCGGCTCGCTCAGCTTCGTCCGCCACCAAAAGCCATCCCGCGATTGCTGGGTTTGGCGTCGCTGGCGTGGCCAACTCGATTTCGATTTGCATCGTCATGCCCTCGGTTGATTTCCCGTCTGGCCCTGTCGCCAAGGCCAGCCAGTGAAATCTGTTTTCCATTCCATGCTCGGCGCCGCGGTTTCCCCACCTGGCCGGCGTCACACATTTCGTGTTCGGTGTTATTCGCCGGCTGGCTTGCATGGTTTGGCGTCCTCCCATATGGGGAGTCCGGCAGGTTCCAGAGCCTGCATGGAGATCGAAGTTTGTGTTTCGCGCTATGCCCGTTTCCGGGGATCGATCCGCGAAGATTCCTGACTGTTAAAGAGCGGCGCGGCTTTCACTGCTGGGCCGGTGTTGTCTGGCTTGCGAATAAAAGTAGCAGCGCTGCTATTTAAAGTAAATAGCGCTGCTAATAATATTTTCTGCGGGCACAAAAAAGCCCGCGCTTGGCGGGCTTAGAAAAAATGGGGATCAATCGAGAATTGGTGGATATTTCCCGCTTACGGAATCCCTGTACATGATTTCGCTGAAGAGTCTTGGCTCATTCCGCAGGAGCGCCAAGGCTTGCTTGGCTTCATCTTTCGTTTCAAAAGGGCCGGCGCCGACTGCTGCACCAATCATTGGAACAACTGGTAGACCTAGCGCTTTTATCGCCTCGATGGTGTTCACCTGTTCTGCGCCGGCCTTGCACGGAACAGATGCGACCCACCCGTTCTTGAGTCGCGGCGCTTGAATGGCTTCAACATCAGCGCCGCAGTGCTTGCACTTGATAGCTGCGCTTTTGATCGTTTCAGCGCAGAAAGGGCAGGGCCGTTCGGCGGACGCGCCAACTCCGGACGCCAAATTACTTGCCGGTCCTTCTGTGTTCGCGGATGAAGCCCAGACCAGTGCGATGACCCATCCGAGAAACGTCCATCCAAGGAAGAGATTTACCAGGAAAATTGACGTTCCGTTGAGGTGCTTCCGACTGGAGGCAACAAATGTGGGCAGGAAGTAGATGACGAAGCCGACCACCAGAAATAGAAAGCCAGCCATAGGACTTCCACTATCCATATCGTAAAACCTGATCCATTGAGGGAGACGCGTATTTTACCATTCGTGGTGCAGAGCCACCATCTGATACGCCGCCAGTCGGCACCACCGAGCGCTGGATACGGTTCGGCCTATACCGACGCACAATCCTAAAGGTGGACACCGCGAGCGATGATCGGAAAGGGCAGGCGCTTGCCGCCTGGCGAAGGTTACTCGAAGAGCCAGAAATCCGGATGGATGCCGAGGAGCAGTACGACGAGCTACTGAAGCTGGCGGACGAGTACAAGCGTGCTGGTGTGATCGACGCTGATGCCTGGCGAGAACTGGTAGAGGAGGCGGCGGCCTTCTATGCAGACTCGGTCGAAGGTCTTGAGGGCGGCACGTAGTAGGGCAGACATGAAAAAGCCCGGCTCTCAGGCCGGGCATTTATGCAAATTGCGGTCACTTAACTCGTTTGAGTACTTCGTTGGCGGCAGCCTGTCCCTGCTTCAACTCCTGAAGCAGAGCATTTAGCTGCTCATAATCGACTCTAGATTGCTGACGGTCGGCTTCTCGATTCGAAACGGCTTCCTTTTGCAACACCTTCAGCTCGTTCAGCGTCGCTTGGATCTGGTTCGAGCTGGTAGCAAGTGAAGCAGTAGCAGTTTCGAGTGGGCCGATAGCGTCATCAAGACGAGTATAGGAGCCCCATGTGTAGGCGAAAGACGCGCCAACAGTACCTAATACGAGAGCTCCAAGCCCCAGTATAGGCAAAGTGACAGACACAAATAAGTCTTTCCGAAATGCGCTCATGAGGTTAAGTGATCCTTCGTCAGTATCGGCAGTATACACCCCCAGCTGAGGTAATGACGGTTCGGCAGCCAGAGAGGTGTCAAGGTTATCAGTCATGAAGAAATACTTTTCATAGATGATCTGAACGCTTGCAACGGTCGAATATTGATCCTCCATGAAATCATAGACGTCAGACGCAAGGAGCGCAGCCGCCATTAGCTTTCGCTCTTCAGTTTTGCCAAAACGTGCCTGGCATTAAGCATTATCGTGTTGCCGCAATTCACGCATGTTGCAAGATAAAACCACACGCCGACGTGCTGCACGTTGGGGACTGGAGCTGCGACAACCGCTGCAGTGCCGCCAGTTGGGGCCGGCAATACTCCGTAATCACCTATGTTACAAAATGTGCATTTAGCATGCTCGTTGATACCATTTAGGTAATCAACGATCACTTGAATTGGCACATTTAGGATTTCTTTTGCTGAGTTATCAGGGGCGCCTTCCGTCACTTGCGTCGAATTGTTATCCGTCATATTGACTCCCTTTGCGATTGTCCTTTCTATTGCTCAGCGGGAGTACATTGCCCACCAGAACACATGCCCCAAGATTGAAATTTGCTGCTCCTGGATCTGCTGGAATGTGTAGTCCTCATCCGGGTGCTCGTCCCGGTTGAAGCTACGCAGGCGAATGCCGATCGGGATGCGGTATACCTGTTTCACGCGGAGCTGGCCGTTGTGGTTTATGGCGTACATCTCACCATCGACGATATCGCTCAGGGAGTTTTTCCCCACGTTCACGCCGACCGTGGCGCCGTCGCGCAGCACGGGCACCATGCTGTTACCGCCAACCTTTACGCACTTCGCGTTGCTGAACTGAACGCCATTGTGGCGCAGGTCCTTCTTGTTGAAGCGCAGTCGTGAGTTGGCGCTTTCCTCAATCGCAAACCTGCCTGATCCGGCCGCTAGCTCCACTTCATGAAGGAAGGGGACATAAACCTCATCGTCATCGAGCGGGGTTTCGTCATCCCAAGTCTCGATATTTCCTAATTTTACGCTTGGCTGAATGCGCTCTTGCTGCACGCTGGCAACAGTGGATAACAGTCGGGAGCTAACTTCGCTTGCATCGAAGTTGAGCGCCTTTGCGAGCTTCAGCAGCGCTTCCACATTTAGCGGCACCTTCCCGGTGGCGTATTGGCTGAATGCACTTTGCCCAGACCATCCGCACGCCTCGGCAACATCCGCCTGCGTCAGGCTGCGCCCGGCAGCTTTTGCAGCTGATTTCCGCTGTTCGTAGATGGCCTTGAGCCTGGCGCTCTCGGCGACTTCTTCGGGGGTTAGGGGGCGGCGTATTTTCATACGAACAAGAGTATTAGCAGAGCTGATACTCAAGCAAATAGCACTGCTAGTATTTTGTTGCTGATAAAAAGCAGCGCTGCTACTATCCATGGCAGATATCAAGCCGTGGAAATTCCATGAAAAAGATCCCTTTGAGCAAATACCTAGAAGAGCACGGCACCCAAGCCGCGCTTGCTGCTGCTCTCGGCGTGAACCAGAGCGCGATCTCGCAAATGGTTCGAGCCGGCAGAAGCATTGAAATCACCCTTTATGACGATGGGCGCATTGAGGCGAACGAGATTCGCCCGATCCCTGCGCGACCCAAACGCACAGCAGCATGAAATGTTCGTTGCTGACTGCCGGAACAAATGATCGCCCACGCACTGGCAGGGCGCCACGGAAACAAATTTGAGGTTTTACGAATGGAAGATTTTCTGCGGGCCTGCCAGAGCGCTGTCCTGGACAACGAAGCCAAGACTCTTGCTGCAAAGATGGGCGTTCCTCACGTTGGCCTGCTTCAGCGCGCCAATCCGGACAACGACGCACACCACCTGACCGTGGAGCATTTGTTCGGAGTTCTGTTGCACACAGGCGACATGCGACCTCTGGCAACACTGGCGAACGAGTTCGGTTTTGACCTCGTAGCGAAAGCTGCACCGGAACCACAAGCGCTGACCAAATCATTGATCAACGTCGGCAAAGAGGTCGCCGATCTGACCATCGCGGTGCACCAAGCACTGGATGACAACCACGTCAGCGCATTCGAAAAAAAACTGATCCGTCAGGAAATCAACCACGTTCGGCAGAGCTTGGACGTGATGGATGCCTCGGTAAAGGCCGCCTGAATCCCGGGCACAAAAAAGCCGACGGAGAAGGTCGGCTGATTCGCAAAACTAAAGAGGCCCGATTATGCAGAGCCAGCCAAATTCCAGCAATACCCCGAACAATGTCGCGACACGTTTTAACAAATCGCAAAACGTGTCGCGTACCACCTCAGTAATTCCTTTCGACTTCGATGGTGGCACCATCCGCGTCATAACCGACGAACTCGGCGACCCGTGGTTCGTCGCCCGTGATGTTGCCGATGCGCTCGGTTATGCCAAGCCAGAGAACGCGATCTCCCGTCACTGCAAGGCCGCGACCACTACCCCGAAACAGGGTGGTGGTTTCATGACCGTCATTCCTGAGCGCGATGTCTACCGACTGGTGATGCGCTCGAAGCTGGTTGGCGCCGAACGCTTCGAAGAATGGGTAGTGGGTGAGGTGCTGCCCAGCATTCGCAAAACCGGAAAGTTCGAAGCTGCCAGCCCGAGCAGTTCAAAAGTTGTAGGTGAACTGGCACTCATGGAGTGCTACACGCGCTTGCTGAAGCCGTCGCCGTCCAGCCAGATGATGATGCTGGCGAGGATCGCCACCAATAACGGTCTGGAGTCGAGTTTCCTTCCGGGTTACGCCGTGGATGCTGCGCCGGATGCCACTGTCGGCAGTTCGATGCCGACCAAGGCCATAACCGCGCTGATCAAAGATCACTGCATCGCCAGTACCGCACGCACTTTCAACATTGCACTGGAAGCTCACGGCTTCCTCAAAGTCCTTCAGCGCAAAAACTCCAAACAAGAGATGGTCGACTTCTGGTCAGTGACTGACAAGGGGCTGACCTACGGCAAGAACCTCACCAGCCCGCAATGCCCCCGCGAAACCCAGCCTCACTGGTACGTGGATCGTTTCCCTGAATTGGCCAAACTGGTCGGGAAGGCCTGATATGCAATTCACCGTCACGATCAATCAGGTGAAGGCGTTGGAGTGGGGGCTGAATTCTCAGCAGGCCCTGCTGTTCGCCTTCGTCTACGGCTGCCCGAGCTGGACCAAGCCAATCAAGACTGACGACGGGATCTTCTTCGCGCTGAGCAAGGCCAAGATCATCGATGAGCTGCCGCTGCTCACTGATAAGCCAGACACTGCTTACCGCATGCTGAAGGCCCTCGAAGAGGCGGGTTTGATTGAGCTGTCCAGCACATCGAACATCACTCTGTTCCGCCTGACCGAGAAGGCGATTGAGTGGAACCAGAAGCTGGACGGGTCGGAAAAATATCCGACCCCACCGAAGAACGAAGGTCGGAAAAAAATCCGATCTACCTCGGAAAAAAATCCGAGCAAGGTCGGAGAAAAATCCGAGCAAGGGTCGGAAAAATCTCCGACAAATCAGGATACCAATCATCAGGGTACCAATCAGGATACCAGTCAGGACTTGCAAGGCAGCCCGGACAAGCCGGCCCGCAATCTGGTTTTGGTGGTTGATCGCACCGATGCGCCACGGGTTGAGATTCCCGCCGACATGCCGGGCCCCAAAGACCAGTCCTGCAAAACCTTCAAGGTCTGGGCGAACTACGCCATGGCCTACCGCAAGCGCTACAGCACTTGGCCGGTGTGGAACGCCAAGGTCGGTGGCCAGCTCGGCCAACTGGTCGACCGCCTCGGCGCCGATGTTGCTCATCACGTCGCTGCACACTTCCTGAAAACCAGCGATGCCGCGGTGCTTCGGAAGTGCCACAGCCTCAACGAACTGCTGGCCAACGCCGAGAGCTACCACACCCAGTGGGTGACCGGTCAGCGCATCAACGGGACGACTGCCCGCCAGATGGAGCGTACCGAAGCGAACGTCTCCGCCGCTGAACAAGCCGCGCAAATGGTCTTGGCCAAGCGCCAAGCGGGAGAGCGCAATGAATACCTTTGAGATGAACGATCAGCAGGTTGCCGGCCTCGCTGCAGCGATCTGCGCCACCGCCGAGGCCATGGGTCAGGAAATGAACCCAGGCACTGCAGCGATGATGGCCGAAGACCTCTGCGCTTACTCGGTGGCTGCCGTGAAAGCTGCGCTGAAGGCCTGCCGCTTCGAAGTGAAGGGCAAGCTCGCCATGGCCGACATTCTCCAGCGTGTGCAGGCCGCCGACGGCCGCCCGGGCAAGGACGAGGCATGGGCGATTGCGATGACGACCAACGACGAATTCGAAACCGTGGTGCTGACCGACGAAATACAGCTTGCGCTGGCCGCTGCAAAACCTGTCCTCGATGCCGGCGACAAGGTGGGAGCTCGCATGGCGTTCAACAGCGCTTACGAGCGACTGGTTGGACAGGCTCGGGAGGACAACAAGCAGGTGAACTGGCATGTGTCCGTCGGCTTCGACGCCAATCGCCGCACGCAGGCAATCACCAAGGCAGTGCAGATGCAGCGCATCCCGCAGGAGCGCGGGCAGTTGTACTTGGCCGACCTGAGCGTGGCACCGGTTACCGAAGACGGCCGGGCCGTCGTTGCGCTGCTGACCGGTGATGTAGCACGGCCCTCGCCAAAACTGCGCGAGAAGCTCGCCGCGGTGAAGGATTCGATGCTCGCCATGCGCCAAGCATCGGCAGAGGAAAAAACAGAACTGCGAATTCTGGCAGCCAATGAGCTGGCGGATCGCCGGGCGCTGCTCATTCAGCAGGCCGAACAATTGGAAGCAAGGAGCGCGGCTCAATGACCATCGACAAACAAAAACTCCAGAAGCTGCTGTGGGCAGAAGCCGCGTCCTACCGTGCCGACTGCGCAGACTGGAAGCGCAACACCGAGGCGCTGCAGGAATTCCTTGGGGAGAAGACCGTGGAGGAGGTGGCGCTGGAGCTGCTGGCTGAGAACGAGGCGCTGCGCCTTCGTTGCGATCACTTGGACGAGGACAAGGCGGCCATGACCGAAACGCACGTTCTCTACACCTGGCTGCGCAAGAAGTGCGATCAGCCGAGCAACGATTTTGTGGCTGTGCAAATGAACATCGGTCACGACTGGGTGCCTGTCCACGACCTTGATCGCGACCTGCGATCCATGATCGAGCGGGAGGAGCCATGACCGACAAAATCAGCGTCAACTGTCAGGCCAAGCTCTCCGAGGCGATCACCAAGCTCAGCACCATGTTCCGCGACAAGAAGTTCGTCGTGGTGTCGCTGCGCCCGGGTAAAGACCGCACGCTCGATCAGAACCGGCTGTGGTTTGCGATGTACAAGCGTATTGCCGAGATGACCCAGATCGGCGACGAGGCCGACGCTCGCCGGTACTGCAAATTGCACGTCGGGGTGCAGATCCTGCTGAACGAAGACGCCGGGTTTCAGGCTGATTGGTACCGGGTCATGCGCCACCTCCCGTACGAGACGAAGCTGGCCATGATGGGCGGCTGCAAACTCTTCGGCCCGGACGGCTTCCCGGTGACCAGCCTGTTCAACCGCGCCCAGGGTGTGGCGTACACCGACCGTATCGTCGCGCGCTTCGGACAGCAGGGCGTGTACTTCGATGATCTGCTGAGCCAGGAGGCTGCATGACGATTGAACGGAAGCAGCCCAAACCGAAGAAATGCCGCGTTGCTACTTGCAGGGCCTCATTCGTCCCCTCGCGGATGGGGCAGGCGGTTTGCAGCCCGGCATGTGCCTTGATCGATGCGCCGAAGAATCAGGACAAAGCCCGCAAGGCCATCGCCCAGCGCGATCGCCGAGATATCCAGGTGCGCAAGGAGAAGCTGAAGAGCAGGGCGGATCACCTGCGCGAAGCCCAAGCTGCCGTGAACGAATACGTCCGCCTGCGTGACGCGCACCTGCCATGCATCAGCTGCGACTCGATGCCGAACGACAACGACCTGATCACCGGCAGCCGCTGGGACGCCGGGCACTACCGATCTGTCGGCGCCTGCCCGGAGTTGCGCTTCGAGCCGCTGAACATCCACCGCCAGTGTGTGAAGTGCAACCGCAACCTGTCCGGTAACGCGGTCGAGTACCGCATCCGGTTGGTGCAGCGCATCGGTGCCGAAAAAGTGATTTGGTTGGAAGGGCCTCATGAGCCCCGCAAGTACACCGTCGAGGAAATCAAAACCATCAAGGCCGAATACCGGGCCAAGACCCGAGAACTGAAAAAGGGGCAGGCAGCATGAAAATTAACTCAGCGCGCCAAGCTTGGCATGACTGCAAATACAACCCGGCCCCCGGCCAGTCCTCCGACGTCGCTCAGCTCGGCGTGGTGGTCCAAGCCACTGAGCGAGGCCCGACGGCTAACCATGCGGTGCACGGCGCGCTGGCAGGGCACATCCAGTCAGCGATTGCGCGCCTGCATCCGCAGGTCCGCGTCTTCGGTGACTTCATGTACGCCGCAGAGCAGAACGACGACATCCGCGAGGCGGCGGAAGAGGTGGTGTTCGGGCTGGTGCAAAGCCGGTCGCCGCGCATGACGGCGGCGAAGCGGGAGAAGATCGAGTCCGTGGTAAAGGGCGTCATGAGGCGGTATCGGTACATGCACCAGGGCGGACAATCGTCCAACGAAGATCCGCTGGCGAACGCCGAGAAGTTCAGGGCGTGGATGTGGCAGGTGTACGGAGTGCGACTTGAGTCTTGTGCCTGGGCTAGAGACTGGGAGCCCTATATCCAAAGAGTATTCGAGTGCTGCGAGGATCTTGATAGGATGGCGCTTAGCCCGATTGCGGCGATCATTTATCAGATGAAGGAGGCGGCTTAGGCTGTGTGCTATGGATCAAGCAGTTATCGGGTGGGTAGATCTGGTCAAGATAGTCTTGGCAAGTGGTGTTGTGTCGGCAGTTGTAGCAAACATCATTCAGTGGTGGAGGGAGAGCAGGAAGGATGCAAAAAAAATCGCCACCGAGGCTACGCTGAATGCCATAGCACTTGTCGGAGTTCTGGATCGGTATGTCGCGCATTGCTATTCAGAAATTCGAAAGCACGATCAGGCAGGCTATAAGACGGGAAGTTTGGGGTGGTGCGATACCCCTGAGCTTCAACTGGATGGGATAAAGCTTGATCACTTCAAGCCGGCAGTGTTGGCGAAGCTCGTATGGCTTAAGACTGAGAGGGGGCTCGCATTTAACGCGGCTCATTCTGCATTAGAGAAAGATCAATGTCCCGACGATTATAACGAGGACTTGATGAGCATTTACGGTTATTCAGGATTCGAATTATCCGTGGTCTCCCAAATGCTTAGGCGGCAATACAAGTTGCCACAACTGCTTTCAGAGCCGGTACTAGAACGAAAGGCGGAGTATCTCAAAAGATATTGGGATCGCGCGAAACCGTTGATCTTGCAATAGGGACCTTGACTTCCCGCACGGCTGAGGGCATCATTTCGCCATTGTTAGAGTTTTGCCTACGGCAACTTACGCGCTGCTCCAAAAAACCCGGCCACCGAGCCGGGTTTTTTCATTGTGATACCAATGTGATATTGCACATTCCTCGCGGATTGCCGAGAATCCTCAGCTTTTGAAGAGGGAGTTTCCGGTGGCAAAAATTTCGATAGCTGCATTTGAGGCAAAGGTTTTCGAGCTTGAAGAGGTTCGTCTCGTTGTGCGCGGTGATCCAAACGCAATGGTGGATGACTATGATTACAACCGTGCCGCGAGCGGTGTGACATCAATTACCAAATGGCTCGAAACTCGAATTAAGCCTTGCATTGGTGATCACGGGACCGTGGTTATCAATAGCGAGGGCTCCATCCCAAATGGTCGCACGCACATGACCAATTTGAGAAAAGGCTACGTAAGCTGAAAGAGTTTTGCATAGGAAACCCGGCCTCCGCGCTGGGTTTTTTTATGCCTGAAATTCGCCGTCATAGCTCCAGCGGTAGAGCAGTCGCCTTGTAAGCGAATGGCCCGGGGTTCGAATCCTCGTGACGGCACCAAATTGGCGTGTAGCTCAGCGGTAGAGCAGGCGGCTGTTAACCGCCCGGTCGGAGGTTCGAACCCTCCCATGCCAGCCAGCAACACCTGTAGCCAGGACAGCCTTCGGGAAGGCCTGGACGTCGAAAGCCGGATAGTGCGACGTACGGAATCAACACCGGCAGCCCGCGCGCACTGACCTCAAACTTGCTTTCGGGGTGGCGCGAGACTGGATCAGCGAGATCGATGCAAAGGGGCGTTGACGCTGGGATAGTCTTTGGCCGACAGCTCGGAAAGACGAGCGCACCTATTCAGGGCCTCTGCATTCGCATGAGCTTGTTTTCGCCCGCTCGTCGATGAAGTTGCACTCCCTGTCTTGAATAGATCTCTCAACAGTAAGCGCAGCCCCTGCGCGTCTGACGGGAGAGAATCATGATTGACGACAACAACGGCCCTGAAGCGTTATACCCAGGACCAAGCGAGCAAGCGCCTGACGCTGGCGGAAGTCATGACTCAGGCCTAGAGAAGGCTGAATCTGAGCCGAAGCAAGGAACTGACGAACGACCAGAAGATTGGAACCCACCGCCCGGAAACCCTGGCTCTGATCAAGACGCCCAGACAGGGCGTGGTAATGGCGGTGCGGCTCCTGATGCTGATTCGAATTTTGTCGACCAAAGCGCTGATTTGAAGGAGCCGCGCGACGTTCCGGCGTCCGATCCTGAATCCGGCGCGTGAAATAGAATTTCCCATTGCCCGCTCCGTGCGGGCTTTTTTATGCGACCAATTGCGCAAGCCCCGCACATAGCGGGGCTTCGAAAAGCATCACTTTCGCATCGCTCGTTTTATTCGCATCCAGTCCTGATAGGCGGCCGTGCGTTTCGCATCAGCAACAGCTTTTGCTTCAGAGAAGCGCGCCCAAGCTTCAGCGCTCTCTCGGTCGTACTGAATGATCTTATAAGCTGCTTCATCGAGCGCGTCTGCTTGACGAAAAAGCTCAGTGTTGGCGGCTATTTCGTCATCCCAAAAATGCTCATCTCTAAAACCCAGAATGCTCTCGGTCATGTGAGTGCTCCTCGTCCCATGCGAGGGCTGCTGACTTCCGCCACTGGACATCTGTAACGCCAAACCTTTCCGCCATGGGTTTGGAAAAACGTTTAAGCGGCGGTCGGCCTGGCTTGGGTATTGGAACGAGACCTGCATCGCAGCTCGCCCACTGCCACGCTTCCGTGTTGTTCATCATCTTTGTTCGAATGATGAATGACTTCGGCTTTCCATGAAGTCTGTACTCGATTACGAAAAGATCTATCGGTTTCATGAGTCCTCCTATTGCTCATGAACTAATGATTTTTGGTAGACGAAAAAATTCAAAGAATTGTCCGACAATCCTTAACGGGCTGATTTGGATAAAAATTCCGGCCTACGCCATCGCGTAGCCCTTTTGTTTTCGGCTCCGCCACACCCATCGCCTCAAGCTGGGAGTGCTGCTCGAGCCGTCTCAAATCGACGGGTGAATTCCCACCCATTGATCACCACTCCCTGACGGGGAGGAACCGAGATGCCAAACATGCCAGACAAACCAGACACATGGGCGATAGCGCTTGCGTGGTTGAGCCAGCATTCGCCAATCCTCTATGCGGCTGCGCTGTCCTGCGCCATGGCTGTATTGCGGATCACCTACGGTGGCGGCACTCGTCGCCAGATGCTGGTGGAAGGCGCCATCTGCGGCGGCCTGACACTGACCATCATCAGCGGCCTGGACTTCTTCGGCCTGCCCCAGAGCATGGCTACTTTCGCCGGCGGCTGGGTTGGCTTCCTGGGCGTGGAGAAGATCCGGAACATCGCGGATCGGGTGACTGACTTCAAGTTACCGACCCGCAAGGCCGAGTAAGTCGCGACACGTTTCGCGAATCAGCAAATTGTGTCGCGACACTGGAGTCTGCATGACGAACGTAACCCGCCTGCGCCACGCGCTGCCGCTGAGCCAAGACATCAACAAGGCACTGACCGATCTGGATAGCGCGATCGCCAAGGCTATCGACGCTGCCAGGGCTGCCGGCCTACCTCAAGGCCTGATCGTCGCTGAGCTGCACGGGCACGCTCATGCACAGACTCACAACATGGTGAAGGCATGACCGCAGACATTCACGACATCGCTGACCAGCGCCCGCACCTGACGGTGACGGCCGATGACGGCGTCCATGTGCTGCCTTGTGACCTGGTGCGATCAGTGATCGCCGGCGACAAGCCATCCGCCATCCTGACCGAGCCAGTAGTGCGCCGGATCATTGAAGAGTGGTTCCAGAGGGTGACGGCATGACGACCATTGCCTACAAAGACGGCGTTATCGCCTATGACTCTCGCGTCACTCGCGGTTCTCTCATCGACCACGATGACTACGAAAAGCTCATCCATAGGAATGGCCATCAGTTCCTGTTCACGGGTTGCGGGGCGGACTTTGCCGCCCTGATGGATGAGTTTTTCGGCGTGAAGACCAGCGATAAGCCGCTCGACGCGAACGGGCTGGTAGTCACCAATGGCAGGCTTTGCCAGATCGGTCGTGACGCCGAGAGTGGATTCTGGCTGGACGAGGTATGGATGGAGCGTTCGTTTGCCATCGGTAGTGGGCGCGACTTCGCACTCGCTGCCATGGATATGGGCGCAACAGCCAAGGAGGCTGTCGAGGCGGCGGCGAAGCGTGATGTTTACACCGGCGGCACGATCCGCACACTGATCATTGACGAGGGAAGGGCTGATGCAAAGACCACTCCCCCCGGCGTCACTGCTTGAGCTGTCCGACCTTTCCGACTTCGGCATTCGCCTGACACCCGCTCCAGAAGTGTGGGAATGGCTCCAAGCCGAGATCCTTGCTGACACCGGCAGCATCCACAACGAAGAACACGCCCATCTGATCGATGCGGACATTCGTGTGATGTGGGCGTCTGCTGCCTTCACGAAGAAGGGGCGTACGGTGGTGGGACAGGCTGAACAGGTGGCGTTCCGCGCTGGTGGCTGGCAGAAGGCCCGGATGGAACAGCAGATGTGCGATTGGTTCGGCGATGTGCCGGCCTACATCATCACTCTGGCTGCCGATTACTGCGCGGATTGCTCCGACGCTGATTTCTGCGCCCTCATCGAACATGAGCTGTATCACATAGCTCAAGCGACCGATAAGTATGGCCAGCCAGCATTCACCCAGGAAGGACTGCCCAAGCTTGAGATGCGCGGACACGACGTTGAAGAGTTCGTCGGTGTGGTGCGTCGGTATGGGGCGAGCCCTCAAGTTCAAGAGCTGGTGGACGCTGCAAACAATCCTGCTGAGGTGGGGAAAATGAACATTTCGAGGGCCTGCGGAACCTGTCTGCTCAAGTCGGCCTGATTCTGGACAGGCTCTGGACGGATGAAAATCTATGGCAGCCCTTCAAAACGACGTGAAGGCCTTTATCGTTCAGGCCTTGGCGTGCTTCGACACGCCTTCACAGGTTGTTGAAGCCGTCCAAAAAGAATACGGGATATCGGTGACTCGCCAGCAGGTGGAGACGCACGACCCCACAAAGACTTCAGGGAAAGGCCTGGCCAAGCGCTGGGTGACGATGTTTGAAGACGCCCGCAAGCGCTTCCGCGAAGAAACCGCAGAGATCCCGATCGCCAATCGAGCGTTCCGCCTTCGAGCGATGAACCGGTTTGTTGAGCGGGCGGAGACGATGAAAAACATTGGCCTCGCCATGCAGATCCTTGAACAGGCCGCGAAGGAAGTCGGCGACGTCTACGTCAATCGCCACCGTAAGGATGAGCCCGACGACGAACCGGCAATCCCGACGCGCATTCAGGTCGACGTAGTGGATGCGAGGAAGCCGAATGCCGAGCCTTAACGTTCCGCAGTCGCAGTTCCTCCTGTTACCCCACAAGTTTCGCGCTTTCGTTGCTGGCTTCGGCTCTGGGAAGACTTGGGTCGGCTGCTCGGCGCTCAGCAAGCACTTTATGGAGTGGCCGGGCGTCAACGCTGGCTACTTCGCTCCGACTTACCCGCAGATTCGAGACATCTTCTATCCCACGATGGAGGAGGTGGCCTACGACTGGGGGCTGAAGACCAAGATCAACCAGGCGAACCATGAGGTTCACATCTACAGCGGCCGACAGTATCGCGGCACTGTGATTTGCCGGTCGATGGAGAAGCCGCAGACCATCGTGGGCTTCAAGATCGGTCACGCTCTGGTCGACGAGCTGGACGTGTTGACGTCGATCAAGGCGCAGCAGGCCTGGCGCAAGATCATTGCTCGGATGCGCTATAACCTGCCCGGGCTGAAAAACGGCGTGGACGTGACCACGACGCCGGAAGGCTTCAAGTTCGTCTTTCTCCAGTTCGTGAAGCAGTTGCGCGACAAGCCGGCGCTGAAGGAAATGTATGGGCTGATCCAAGCCAGCACCTTCGACAACGAGCTGAACCTGCCTGACGATTACATCGCCTCGCTGATGGAGTCGTACCCCGAACAGTTGATCCGCGCTTACCTGAACGGTCAGTTCGTCAACCTGACATCCGGATCGATCTACCACGCCTACGACCGCAAGCTGAACCAGTGCTTCGACACTGTGCAGCCCGGCGAGCCGCTGTTCATCGGCATGGACTTCAACGTCGGCAAGATGGCGGCGATCACGCACGTCAAACGTGATCAGGGTTTACCGCGCGCCGTGGACGAGTTGATGGATGGCTACGACACGCCGGACATGATCCGCCGCATCAAAGAGCGGTACTGGGAGCACACCGGCAACGACTACAAAAAGACCTGCGAGATCCGGATCTACCCGGACGCCTCCGGCGATTCGCGCAAGTCGGTCAATGCCAGCCTCACCGATATTGCCATGCTCAAGCAGGCTGGGTTCACGGTCATTGCGCCGGCGGCAAACCCGCCCGTGAAGGATCGAATCAACGCCATGAACGCCATGTTCTGCAATGCACAGGGCGAGCGGCGTTACCTGGTCAACCCGTTTACATGCCCGACCTACGCCGATGGCCTGGAACAGCAGATCTGGGCGTCGAACGGCGAGCCGGATAAGAGCCAAGGAAACGACCACGCCAACGACGGCGGCGGTTACTTCATTCACCGCGAGTACCCGATCATTAAACCGGTCACCGCCATCAAAATGGGATTCGCCCGATGAGCAACGACGTCTCCTTCAAGCGGGCGGACTACATCGAAGTGCTGGATCGCTGGTCAACCGTGCGCGACGTTTGCGCCGGTCAGCACAGGGTTGTTGACCGACTGCCGTACATCAACGCTCATGACAAGTCGCCGGAGAACGTAGATCGAAACAAGGCCTATCGCGAACGGGCGGTGTTCAAGAATGCCACCGGTCACACGCGCAATGGCTTGCTCGGTTTGGCGTTTCACAAAGACCCGACGTTGACCGTCGCGAAGAAGATGGAATACCTGCAGGACAACGCCAACGGCTCAGGGGTGAGCATTTACCAGCACTCGCAAGGCACGCTGGAAAAGGTGCTTGAGGCTGGACGGCATGGTCTGTACGTCGATTACCACCAGGACGCCGGAACCGGTGGCCACTCCGTGATCCTGTCGTACTGCGCCGAAGACATCATCAACTGGCGCACAGGCATGGTGAACGGTCACAGCGTGCTGACCCTGGTGGTGCTGCGCGAGTCGCCGGAGATCGAAGATGGCTTCGGTTTCAAGGTGGTAGAGCAATACCGGGAATTGGCGCTCGAGGATGATGGCTTTGTCTGCCGCGTTTGGCGTCGATCCGGGCCGAAAGGTGGCGGGCCGCTGGCCGTTGTTCAGGAATTCAAACCCACCGGCGCCGCCGGCCGCTTGAAGGAGATCCCCTTCACCTTCGTCGGTGCGCAGAACAATGACCCGAGCATTGACGAGTCACCGCTATACGATATTGCAATGATCAACCTGGGCCACTACCGGAACAGCGCTGACTATGAAGACAGCGTCTTCTGGTGCGGCCAAGCCCAGCCTTGGATTTCCGGTCTGGATGAGCAGTGGCGCGACTGGATGGAGAAGAACGGCGTTTACGTCGGGTCCCGCGCCCCGATGATGCTGCCAACAGGTGGCGCCTTCGGTTATGCCCAGCCACTGCCGAACACGTTGGTGAAGGAGGCCATGGCTGACAAGAACCAGATGATGATCGAGCTGGGCGCCCGCATGGTCGTAGCCTCTCTCTCCTCCAAGACGGCGACCGAAGCACGTGGTGATCAATCTGCATCGACGTCGGTGCTCGCCGGCTGCGTGGCCAACGTAAGCGAGGCCTATACCCGGGCGATCATGTGGTGCTGCACCTACATGGGCGTCGACGACTCGAAGATCGCTTACCAGATCAACCAGGAGTTCGTGGAACTGACGGCTGATCCGCTAATGATCACCGCACTCGTCGGCCTCTGGCAGAACGGTGGATTCGCCAAAGCGGATCTTCGGGCGTACTTGCGCAAGTTGGGTTTGATTGCGCCTGAGCGCACAGATCAGCAGATCGATGGCGAGTTGGCAGAGCAGGGTGACGGCTTGGGCCTGGACGACGAGGACAAAGCAGATGGCGGCAAACCAAGCAATCCTTGACGCCACGATTCGTCACGCGGTCTTCCTCGAAAAGCTGAAGGCAGGGGAGGTCGGCAAGTTCGCCCCCTTCCTGAAGGAGATCGACCGCTCTATTCGCGACAGGCTCACTCAATCGGATCTGACCGAGTACAACGTGAAGCGGCTGGAGGCGCTGTTGAAAGAGGTCGACAGCTTGCTGCTAGGCATCTTCGACCGCTACAGCGCGCAACTGAACCTCGACCTAATCGACATCGCCAATTACGAGGCTGAGTTTGAAGCGTCGAGCTTGGCCCGGTCGGCGCCGGTGGGTGTTTCGTTGGATGTGGTCGCGCCTACGGCAGCGGCTATCCGCACCGCGGTGCTGACCAATCCCCTGAGTGTGCGCGGCACTGGCGGCGGTAAGCTGCTGAAGTCGTTCATCAAGGGTTGGACTAGTGCTGAGCGCGAGCGCGTCACCGGTACGATCCGGCAGGGCTTCTTCGAAGGTCAAACGAACTTCCAGATCATCCGCAACATTCGCGGCACCAAGGCAGCTGGGTACAAGGACGGGATTCTCGCCACCACCAACCGCAATGCCAGCACTGTCGTACACACCGCGATTCAGCATGTGTCGTCTCAGGCGCGCATGGAGGTGGCCAAGGCCAACACGGACATCGTGTCCGAAGTCGAAATGGTCGCCACGCTGGACAGCAAGACCAGCCAGCAGTGTCGGTCGATGGACAAGCGACGGTTCCCGGTCGATTCCGGACCCCGGCCTCCGTTTCACCCGAATTGCCGCACCACGTTCGTCATGTTGACCAAGCTCAGCGAGATGTTTGCCAAGGGCGCTACCCGGGCGTCGGTGGGCGCAGAGGGAGCAGGGCAGGTCAGTGCGGGCCTTGATTATTACCACTGGCTTCAACAGCAGCCAGCTTCGTTTCAGGACGTAGCAATCGGCCCAGTCCGGGCCAAGCTGTTCCGGGAGGGTGGATTGACCGTCGAGCGATTCGCCGAGCTGCAGCTCGATCGCAACTTTTCGCCGCTGACGCTGGCACAAATGAAGGGGCTCGAACCTCTGGCATTCGAGCGTGCAGGGATCTAGAAAGTATGCAAACCCCACCTAAATGACGTGTTTTTTAGGTGATAGCCTTCTGTTGAACCATCAAACAGAAAGGCAGCAAACATGGAACAAGCAATAGAACGAAGCACCAGGATCGCGGTTGAACTGACCGTCAACGCTCTTCGAGCTATGTCCGGAAGACTTTGGATTTCGGGAGAAATACCGGTAGACGATTGCGCACTTGAGTTTCCAGACGATTTGATACGGAAAGTCAGAGATGCAGCAAATGCTGCTGGATTCGGGTGGGTGCAGCTTGATTTGGCACCTAACGGCAAATGTATCCAAATCAATGGTCCGAAAGAGCAGAACTTGATCTGAAAGCGTCGGTTCCGAAATGAATTACAGCCTCGGCACACGCCGGGGCTTTTTTATGCCTGCAAAGCGGGCAACACATACCCAAGGGGTGCATCAACGTGGCAGAAGAAAACGAAATCGACCTGGAAAACCCGGCAATCAAGGCCGCTATCGCGACTGCCGTTGAAGCATCCGTTTCTGGTTTGAAAACCAAAAATACTGAGTTGTTGGGCAAGTTGAAAGACGCCACCGGCAAGCTGACCCAGTTCGAAACCCAGTTTGAAGGCATCGATATCGACGCCGTCAAAGGCTTGCTCAGCCGGGCAGGCCAGGACGAAGAAACCAAGCTGCTAACTGAGGGTAAGGTCGACGAGGTCTTCAACCGCCGCACCGAGCGCCTGCGTGGCGACTACGACAAGCAGTTGAAGACCGTCACAGCGCGCGCTGAGAAGGCCGAAGCATTCGCGGCCAAGTTCCAGGGCAAAGTCCTGGGCGATTCGGTACGTGGCGCAGCACTCAAAGCCGGTGCACTGCCGGAAGCAACCGACGACATCATCCTGCGCGCCAAAGGCGTGTTCTCGCTGAACGAAGAGGGTGAAGCGGTCGCCGTTGATGAATCCGGTCAGGTCATCCTTGGTAAAGACGGCAAGACCCCTCTGACTCCGCTCGAATGGGCGGAATCCCTGCGCGAAAGCGCACCTCATCTGTGGCCAAGGGCCTCAGGGACACAAGCCCCGGGCGGGGGTGGCGGCCAGGCTGCATTCAAGCGCTCCGAAATGACTGCCGAGCAAAAGCGCGACTACCAGCGCAAACACGGCCAAACCGCATACCTGCAATTGCCCAAGTAAGGGGATTCACCCATGGCAACGACTGTTAACAGCGACCTGATCATCTACAACGATGAGGCGCAAACCGCATACCTGGAGCGTGTTCAGGACAACCTCGATGTGTTCAACGCATCGTCCAACGGCGCGATCGTGCTCGACAACGAGTTGATCGAAGGCGACTTCCGCAAACGCTCGTTCTACAAAATCGGCGGCTCTCTGGAGCATCGTGACGTCAACTCCACCGGCAAGGTGACCGCGAAGAAAATCGGCGCGGGCGAAGCCGTTGGCGTCAAGGCACCATGGAAGTACGGTCCGTATCAGACCACCGAAGAGGCTTTCAAGCGCCGCGGTCGCCCGGTCGACGAGTTCTCTCAGATCATCGGTGCCGACGTTGCTGACGCCACTCTGGAAGGTTTCATCCAGTACGCCACTGCTGCTTTGCGCGCCTCGATCAGCTCCAACGCTGACATGGTGGTTTCGGCCAATATCGAGACCGACGGCAAGAAGACCCTGACCCGCGGTATGCGCAAGTTCGGCGACAAGTTCGGCCGCATCGCGCTGTGGGTCATGCACTCCAGCGCTTACTTCGACATCGTGGACGAGGCGATCGCGAACAAGGTCTACGAAGAGGCGGGTGTCGTCATCTACGGCGGCCTGCCAGGTACTCTCGGCAAGCCGGTGCTGGTCACCGACACCGCTCCCGCAGATGTGATCTTCGGTCTGCTGCCAAATGCTGTGGTGATCACTGAGTCGCAGGCGCCAGGATTCCGTTCGTACGCGGTGAACGACGAAGAGAACCTTGGTATCGGCTACCGCGCGGAAGGCACCGTCAACATCGATGTTCTCGGCTACAGCTGGAAGGAAGCCGCTGGCGGTGCGAACCCAACGCTTGCCGCCGTGGGTTCGGCTGCGAACTGGGTCAAGCATTCCAACAGCAACAAAGTGACTGCTGGTGTGCTAATCACTCTGACGACTACGCCACCAGCCGGCGGCTGATGCTGGCCCTGACAGCGGCCAGCAGTGGCCGCTACGGAGACATTTATGGAACTGGTTTACTCCACCCAGAACTCGGACTTCGATCCGGAAAAGCATTACCGCAATCCAGCGCACTTTGATCGGCCTGAGGCGGGTGTAACTCATGCAGTTGTGATTGGTGACTGGCCGAAGGTGATTGATGCCTATGAGGCTTTAGGCGTCGAAGTCTCGGTGTTGGAGCCCTTGATCAGCGAGTCGATTGATTCGGTTCGTGCCGACACCATCGCCTGCCTGGAGCAGGACAACGACAAGCTCCGCACTGAGCGTGACGGCATCGTGTTGCTGATCGAGGCTGCCGAGGGTCTGACCGAACTGGCACACCCGGGCGCCGGCGAACTGCCTATCCGTCTGTTCGATGCACTCAAGGCCATTCACGACGGTGTCGTCACTATCGAGGGCGAACGCGATGGTCTGGCGGGCGAGGTTGAATTGCTCCGCGCTGAAGTCGAACGTCTCAAGGCGGTAGCGGAGCCGATCGACAATGCCGAGAAGATCGCAAGCCTCAAAGCACAGCTCGACGCCGCGAACGTGACGTATCGGGCGAATGCCTCGGTAGAATCGCTGGAAAAGGCAGTTGCTGATCTGCAACGGGCGTAATAATCCGGGTGCCCGGCAACGCGGCATCCGATCCAGAACACCACAGCGAGCTGATTTATGACTCTCATCATTGAGGACGGTACCGGCAAGCCCGATGCCGAAAGCTACGCATCCGCCGAGGATCTGGCCATGTACGCCGTGAAGTTCGGCGTGACCATCCCGGCAGATGTGCCGGCACAGGAAGCCCTACTGCGCCGGGCCGCGCTGGCAATGGAAGGCATGACGTGGAAAGGGCGAAAGTCCAACAGCGAGCAGGCACTGTCCTGGCCGCGCCGAGGCGTAGAACTGGATTACGAGATCAAGCCCGACAACTATCTGCCGGCGCGAATTCAGTACGGCCAGATGGCATTGGCCGCTGAGATCCATCAGGACGATATCGATCCGGTGGAGAAGCGCAAAGGAGCTGTGCTGCTGGATCGTGTTGAGGGGGCAGTGACACGGCAGTACGCGGCCATCCCAAACACCAGCAATCGGCTGCTGCCGGCGGCGCCTGATCGACCGAGTGCGACACAGTTTGCTGACTACCTACAAAAGCGCGGACTGTTTGCTATCCGCGCATGATGTTAGCGTTAGAGCTCAATCAAAGGAGCTCTGAAATGGCTGGGCAGAAAAGCGTTACAGAAAAAGAAATTGAGGCGTGGGATTTGTACGCTGCCGCGGCAATCACCGCCATCGCCTCGAGAGAACCGGCCGATGGAGCTGTTCTGGCAGATGAGGCTGCACATTACGCGGATGCGATGCTGCTTCGTCGAAGGAAAAAACTGTCCCAACTTTGGGATGAAAGCTGAAAATAATGAAGCCCAGCCACCGTGCTGGGCTTTTCACATCTGGAGCCACCATGGCCTTCTACGACGAAATGGCCGTGATGGCTCTGGAGATGATCACAGAGTTCGGCCAGCCCGTAACGATCAGCAAGACAGAGCCGGGCGAGTATGACCCTGAGACCGGTGGCGAGTCACCGGGCGTCACCATCGAGCAGACCGCCCAAGGCATCCTGCTCGAATTCTCCGGTCAGGAGTTCCAGAACAACAGCCTCATCAAGCAGGGCGACAAGAAGCTCAAGATCGCTGCGCAGGGCTTGGCCTGGGTTCCCGGCCTGCTCGACAAGGTGGTCGCCCAGGGCCGAACCTGGTCAATCGTTCCGCCACTGAAAGAGGTAAATCCCGCTGGCACACCGATTCTCTACGAATTGCAGGTGCGGTCATGAGCCGGGCGGGCGCCGGTCAATCCGGCAGCTTCGCCCTGAGCCTGGCCGAGTTCGCCGCTCAGACCAGCGAAGCCATCGACGCCAGTGTGCGCGAGATCATCATCGAGGTCGGCAGCAGCCTGATTCGCATGTCCCCCGTGGGTAACCCGGAGATCTGGGCGCAGAATGCCGTGGCGACCCTGTACAACAAGGCCGTCGACGAGCACAACACCGCGCTACGCAATGACCCAGCCAACCTCACCAAAGGTGGCAGGCTCAAGAAAGGCCGCAAGCTCAATGACGGCATGGATGTAAAGGCGCCGGAAGGCTACGTCGGCGGCCGGTTCCGGGCGAACTGGCACATTTCACTCGGCGTGGTCGAAAGCATCACCTTCGATGAGGTCGACCCGAGCGGTGCCGAAACCAATGCCGCTTTGGTTGCTGCGATGAGTGATTTCACAGCCGGCCAGATGGCCTACATCATCAACAACTTGCCCTACGCGATCCCGCTGGAATTCGGCCATTCCACGCAGGCCCCCGGCGGCATGGTCCGGGTAACTGTGGCTCGCTTCCAGCAAATCGTGCTGGAGGCCATCAGGAACAATCAGGTATGAGTCATGCACGCGCGCGTCAGGCCATCGAAACGAAGCTGGCCGCATGGTCGGCTGCGCGCCCAATACGAGTGGCCTACTCGAATCAGCCGTTCACACCGAATCCGTCTGAAACATATCTCCGGGCCTTCCAGCTTCCAGCCAGCACCACCTGCCGTTATCTCGGCGGGGAAGCCTACGAGTACGCCGGCGTCTATCAGATCAGCATCATTTGTCCGTCTGCCCAGGCCATGGTCACCGCAGAAACACTGGTTGAAGAGCTGACGCGCCTCTTTCGCGTAGACACGTCCCTGGCCCGCAACGGGTTCGATGGCCTCATCACTGAGCCAGTAGATCAAGGGCCAACCATCACAGAGTCGGCGACCTATACGGTCCCGGCCAGCTTCACCTACGCAGGTGTCGCAGACCAACCGCCCGCTGGGGCATAACCTACCGCCGTCAGGCGGGCATTCAAGAGGAAATAAACCATGGCCGCACGCTTCCCGCTGCCGAACGGCGCTGTGCTGGAGATCGCCAGCGTAATGGGGTCCGCCGTCGCTTTCACTGCCCTGACCAACGCGAAACCGCCAGTCGCCGCCTCTGCAGGGCACAGCATCGAAAACGGCGATGTTTTGCTGATCAACTCCGGCTGGGCGCTGATCAATGATCGCGCAGTAAAGGCGTCAGGCATTACCGCCGATGCGTTTGCGTTGGCCGGTCTCAATACCACCAACACCGATAAGTTCACCGTTGGCGCTGGTTCTGGCTCGGTGATTCCAGTGTCCGGTTGGACGCAAATCTCCAAAGTCACTTCTTTCACTTCCAACGGTGGCGAGCAGCAATACCAAACTGTCGGTTACCTTGAAGATGACGACGACAAGCAGTTTCCAACCAACCGCAATCCAACCACCATCACCATCGTGGTGGAGGATCAGCCGACCGCTCAATACGTCGAGACCGTCGAGGGGTACGACGACACCAAGGAACTGGCGGTCGTCCGCATGAAACTGCGTAACGGCGATCAGATCCTCTACCCGGGTTACGTCAGCATCACTCCTGATCCGACGATGGAGCGCAATAACGTAATGACCCGCACCATCAGCATCGGGCTTTCCGCTCGTTCGCTCCGCTATTTGGCCGGCGCATAAGGATTTCTCATGGCAAAGATCAGAATCGCCCAGAACCCCACGTTCAAGGCCCCCGTGCACATTCCGGTTGTTGGGTGTGAACCGGAGGTAATTGAGTTCACTTTCAAGTACCGGGATCGCCCGGGTCTCGCCGCTCTCTTCGATGAGTGGAACCTGAAGGCGAAGGAAATGCGCGAAGGCTTCGGTGAAGGCACCACATTGACCGATGTCGTTTCTGCCGAGACCGAGTACCAGGTGCAGCAAATCAAGGATCTGGTCGCAGGTTGGGGCTTCGATGACAAGTTCGACGACAAGAGCATTCTTGCTCTCGTTAAGTCCTGTCAGGGTACCGCTGAAGCAGTCGTGAATGCCTACCAGGGTGCATTCAATCAGGCCCGTTTGGGAAACTGAGGGCGGCAGCCGCAGCGTTGTACGAAAGCGGACCATCTGCTGAGCAGTTGGCAATCCTCGGGCTGACGGTTGCCGATTTGTCGGGTGACGATGTAGAGGTCTGGCCATGCAACTGGCCGGCCTTTCTCTTGTTCAACCGAATGTCCACACAGTGGCGGGTCGGCACCGGTGGCCCGATCGGCCTCGATTACAACTGCATTCGCGATGTCGCCGGCTTCCTCGAAATAAAGAAAAAGAAACTCGCTGAAATCTTTCCTGACCTGCAGGTGCTGGAAGGCGAAGCCCTGCGCGTCATGGCGGAGGAAAGGGAAAACAGCCCGTAACCACGGGCACTTATTCAAGGTGAGTCGATGAACATTGCAGAACTCGGCGTAAAGATCGACTCGGCCGATGCGATCGAGGCCAAAACGAGCCTGGATGAAATGGCGAAGGCCGGCGGCCGGGCCGAGCAGTCCGCCGTTTCGCTGATGAACGAAATGCAGGCGCTGGAGAAGTCGCTTTCTACCAACGCCAAGACCACACAGGACCTTACCAAACAGCGCGATGCATTGGCGAAGCTGACCAAGACCGGCGCCTATGGCGAGGCTGAGGCCGCGAAGATCTCTGCGCAACTCGACAAGCAGCAGGTAGCGCTGGCCAAGTCGGCCATGGATGAGCAGAAGGCGCTGAACAGCCTGTTGGGCGCCATTGACCCGGCCCGCGCCGCGCTGGCGAAGCTGGATACTCAGGTCGAGCAACTGGGTAAACATCTGGATGCCGGCCGGATCAGCCAGGACGAGTACAACACCGCCCTGAGCAAGATCGATAAGGACTACGACAAACTCAGCAAAACCGCCACCGGCTTCGACAAGCTGCGCCTCGGCACTCGCCAAGCGCAGGAAAACGTCGTGCAACTGGGGAATGCATTGTCTTCGGGTGACTGGGGTAGCGGCGTTCGCGCAGTCGCACAACTTGGCGCTGGTGCGGGTGAGGGTGCGGCGGGACTGCTCGCCATTCTTGGCCCTCTTGCGCTGGCCACCGCCGCAGTGGGTGGGCTGGCATACGCTTTCTACAAGGGCAGCGAAGAGCAGGACAGCTACACCAAATCGCTGATCCTGACGGGTAACTATGCTGGCGTCAGCGCTGGCCAGCTAGGCGAAATGGCGCGTCAGGTTAGCGCCACAGTTGGCACCACCGGCCAAGCGGCTGAAGTTCTGGCTTTGCTGGCGGGCAACGGCAAGATCGCCGGCGAGAGCTTCACCGGAATCACTCAGGCCGCTGTTTCGATGCAGGAAGCGACTGGCAAGGCCATAAGCGAGACGGTAGCTGAGTTCGCCAAGCTCGCCGACGACCCGGTAAAAGCCTCTGCCGCACTGAACGAGCAATACCACTACCTGACTGCGTCGGTTTATTCGCAAATCACCGCGCTGGAGAAGCAGGGCGACCATGCCGGCGCCGTGAAGCTGGCCACCGAGTCGTTCGCTGACGCGATCAACGAGCGTACTCCGCGAATTCTGGAGAGCCTGAGTTTCTGGGAGAAGGGCTACAACGCCGTTGCTCGGGCTGCTGATGGATTGAAGAATATCGGACGCAGCGATATCGGCGCCGATATCGAGCAAGCCCGGCGCGACTTGGCGAGCGCTCAGGCAGGCAATATCGGCCTGTTCCAGAACAAACAGGAGATGATTGATCTCTACCAGAATCGTCTCAACATGCTGGAGGATCAGAAGGCGGCCGAAGCCGATATCGCCAAATGGCAAGGAGAGCAGGCAAAAGCTCAGGGCGATGCCGTCTCCTCAATGGCGAAGGTAGACGCACTCACCAAGTCAGCGTGGACGAATGAGCAAAAACGTACCGACGCGATCAAGGAATACAAGCGGCAGCTCGAAGACATCCGCAAGGTCGCACCCAATGACCCGCGCTTGAATCAGGCGGCGATCGACAAGAACTTGGCGAACATCAACGACCAGTTCAAGGATTCGAAAGCGGCTGGTTCACAGGTCGATCTGACCAGTTTCAACAACGCAAAGAACAACTTGGCAGCCATCAGCGAAGAGTACAAAAACGCCCAGAAGGAACTGGACGCCGCGCAGAAGGCTGGACTCGTTTCTCAAGCCGACTACGCCCTGAAACGCGAAGCGCAGATCGGCAACGAGCGCGACGAGGTGACTGCGGCCTACGAGGCGGAGATTGCTGCGCTGGAAGCCGCGAAGGCGAAGAAGACCACTTCTGCCGCGCAAGGCATCCAGCTCGATCAGAAGATTGCCGACGCCCGCGCAGGCATGGTCAAAGCGCAGAAAGACGCGGATACCCAGCTCGAAGTTCTGGCCACAAACGAGACTGGCCGTCTCGCCCGACAAGAGCGTGCAATCACCACCTACGTTCAAGCCTTGGCTCAGCAACAACGAGCGCTGGAGCTGGCAGGGCAGCGAGCCGTTCTCGGAATCGGGCAGGGCGATCGCCAGAACGCGCTCAACAGTGAGTTGAACAGTCAGCAGGATCGGTTTGCGCAGCAGTCGCTGGAACTGGCAAATCAGAAGTCCGACCCGTCGCGCAATATGTCGGAGGAGGAGTTCAGCCGGAAATCGCAGGCTCTCGCCGACGCGAACAAGGCGGCTACCGACCAGATTCGCCAGAACTACGCGGATGTGGAGGCGGCGCAGGGTGATTGGACAAAGGGTGCAACATCGGCCTGGGCCAACTACCTGGACTCGGCGAGCAACATTGCCGGCCAGACGAAGACCCTCTTCGGCAATGCCTTCAGCTCGATGGAAGACGCGGTCGTCAACTTCGCCATGACAGGGAAGCTGTCGTTTGCTGACTTCACCAAATCGATTTTGGCGGACATGGCGCGGATTGCGACCCGTCAGGCCAGTTCGGCGCTACTTAGCAGCTTGGTCGGTGCGGCCACCAGTTATTTCACTGGCGGCGGTGGCGGTAACGGGCTGGCGGCTGGATCTGCCGGTGCAACGTCTTCGAATCTCGGCGCGTCCTCGGCAGGTTACTCCAGCACCTATTTCCCGCAGGCGCTCGGCGGTGCCTGGTCGTCGGGCGTGCAGATGTTCGCCAACGGCGGCGCCTTCACCAACAGCATTGTCAGCGCGCCGACCGCTTTCGGCATGGCCGGCGGCCGGGCGGGTGTCATGGGTGAGGCGGGGCCGGAGGCGATCATGCCGCTGACCCGGACTTCCAGCGGCAAGCTGGGTGTTCTCGCGGCTGGCGGTGGTTCCGGGACCGCAATAAGCATCAGCGCGCCGGTCACGGTGGTGACCGAGGATCGCAGCTCTGAAGGCATGCAGATCGACCAACAAGCGCTTTCCAAAAACCTACAGTCGCAAATGCAGGCCGTGGCCGAGAAAGCTGTTGCTGACTCTTGGCGCGCGGGCGGTACCAGCTTCCGAAATGCAAATGGGAGGGCCTAATGGCCATCGAGAAATTCACGTGGCCAACCGGGCGCGGGGAAACCCCCGATATCAACTATCGGGTTCGCTCCTCGAAGTTTGGCGATGGCTACGCCCAAAACGTCGGCGACGGACCAAATAACAAAGAGGACTCCTATCCAATCACCTGCGTCGGCCACAAGGCCAAGGTGCAGCAGATCATGGCGTTCCTTGATCGGCACGCCGGGGCTAAGGCGTTTCTCTGGACAACGCCGCTCGGCGAGCTCGGGCTGTTCACCTGCAAAAATCCCGCTCCCACACCAATGGGCGGCGGCGTTTTCAAACTCACCGCCACGTTCGAGCGGGCATTCCAACCATAAGGGGCAACCATGCCGCTGATCAGTGACATCCAGGTGCTTGAGCCTGGCAGCGAAGTGCTGCTCTTTGAATTGGACGGCACGGAATACGGTGCGGACGTTCTGCGCTTCCACGGGCACGCGATCCCGCACACGTCGGCCGAGTTGATCGCTGCCGGCGCCAATGCCGATCAACTTCCGGCGAAGGCGATCTACTGGCAGGGCAACGAGTACAGCGCCTGGCCTATGCAGATTGATGGCATCGAGGCAAACGGCGACGGCACCGCAGTTCGGCCGACACTGTCGGTTGGCAACGTCAATGGGCGCATCACCGCGCTCTGTCTGGCGTTCGAGGATCTGCTCGAGTTCAAGCTGACCATGCGTCACACGCTAGGCACCTACTTGGACGCAGTGAACTTCCCGGGCGGCAATCCGACGGCAGATCCAACTCAAGAGACGATCGAGGTCTGGTACATCGACCAAAAAACGAACGAGGACGGGGAAACCGTCAGTTGGGAGTTGGCGAGCCCGGGCGACGTTGGAAACGAGTCCATCGGCCGGCAGGCCACGACGCTGTGCCACTGGTGCCTCACCGGGGGCTACCGCGGGCCGAACTGCGGCTACACCGGCCCGTATGTCACGAAGGACGGCATCGTTACCGACAACCCAGAACTGGACGAGTGTGATGCCACGTTGGGCAAGGGCTGCATCCCGCGCTTCGGCGGAGGAAACCCACTGTCGTTCGGTGGCTTCCCAGCCGTTTCGCTGATCGCACGGAGCTGATATGCGCAAACACATTTTGAACGCGATCCAAGCTCACGCGGCCGCCGAGTACCCGAAAGAATGCTGCGGGCTGCTGCTGGCGATCGGGCGCAAGCAACAATACTTTCCCTGCATCAATGTCTCGACGGAGCCGAACGAAGAGTTCCGAATCGATCCAGAAGAATACGCGCAGGCCGAAGACCTCGGCGAAGTAATCGGTGTAATTCATTCGCATCCGGACGCCACCAGCAGGCCGTCGCCCCGTGATCTCGCGATGTGCGAAGCGACCGCGATGCCCTGGCACATCCTGAGCTGGCCGGAAGGCGATTTGCGCACCATCGTCCCAACCGGCGACGTGCCGCTGCTGAAGCGGCCGTTCGTGCACGGTGCCTGGGACTGCTGGCAGGTGTGCGCCGATTGGTACAAGCGCGAGTGGGGGGTGGAATTCGAAGCGTTCAAGCGCGCCGATGGCTGGTGGGAAAACAAGGAAAACACCAGTCTGTACGAGGCGAACTACGAGGCTGCCGGCTTCTACCGCGTCGACCAGCCGCAACGCGGCGATATGATCGTGATGGAAGTTGGGCGCACCGTTTACCCGAACCACGCCGGAATATTTCTCGGTGCCGATCCGGCACTGCCCGGCGAGGATGCAGCGACTTTCGGGCCCGGCCCGTTCCTGCTGCACCACCTGTATGGCAGGCCGTCAGAGGTCATTGTTTTCGGCGGTCCCTGGCTTGATCGCACGCGCCTGATACTCCGGCACAAAAATGTACAACCAACCACATGAGGCGGCAGAGCCGCAACAGGATGCAGCTATGACGCTGGTCAGTGATTTGACAGCCCGCGGGCTACGGGAATTTAAGGAAGTCCCCGTGGATAGCCCTTTCTACACCTTTGAATGCGTTAAAGAGGCCTTGAATGGTAATGTTCAAATTCTCCCAAGCCTCCGCATCCCCATTGCCGTATGCGTTGAAATAGATGCAAAGCCGCAAACCTGTACGCTCGTCGTGCCCGCCGGGAAGCTCGACGTAATCCGTCGCTGCCCCGGCAATATCGAAAATGGCGCAGTGAAAATCGGGCCGTTCTACTTGGAGGTAGAGGCTCACCATCCTGTATAGCCATTGGATCGCATCTCCTGAGAGATTAGCTTCGAGCTTGCGGATAAAAAACTCGATTCTGCCATGTGTCTTTGTATCGAACTTGAACTGATCATCTGGATTTTCGGAGGGGGGGCGAAAGAAACAGTCGTTAGTTTCGAGCACGCCATCTTCTCGATTAAGCCACTCTAGGAGCTCATAGAAGCTTTGTACGGCTCTTTGCGAGTCGTAAGGTTTGAAGTCCTCGAGCGCTTCACGAATCAGCTCAGGTTTTTCGCGGAAACTATAATATTCTCCCGCGTTTTCAGTGTATGTCGTCTTGCCCCAAGGGTGGCTACGCGCGGCCGTCTCTTGAATTTCGTAATGTGATACCACCAGCATTGATTTTCCCCTATCCATGGATTTGTGAAGGTCGAAACGCTACTACCGAATCTCGGCGGGGCGTTACTGGGGATTCGTACAGGCGCATCGGTTAGTGATGCTAGAATGCTGGCTCCACTCGAGCGAAGGAATGTCCCGATGTTGAAATACAGCGATATCACCCAACGATTCATCGAGTTCCGGCGCGAGCAGGACGAGTATTGGGAGCACTTGCGGAAGGCGGCGTACCAGCTGCTGAAAGATCTTCAGGTATCGTTAGAGTTGCCGTCTGAATCCTGGACGGACGAGACTGGCAAGCACTTCCACTATGTCGACATCGGATCGATCGAAAGTGGTGAGTTCAAGCGTGTTCATCCGATGGAGTTCCAAGGAGAGGATCTTCGTTATAACTTCGCGATACGCATTGCTTTGGAAGAAAGCTCGAAGGATGTGTCGAAGGCTTTTTATTTCCAGCGGGTGACTTTGTTCGCTAACAATGAAGTCATTGTTGTCACGCTTGCTGGCGCAGATCACGAAACTGTCTTCAACACATCGAGAGACGTTGTGGACGGCCAATTCTCAACTGTCGCTGAGGCGATCAAGGAAAATTTGATGGGTGTGCTGACGCTGAAAGTGTCAGGCTGATCCTTTGCCAAATTAGTAGCCCGGCCCGCCGCCGGGCTTTTTCATTTCCATACGGCCGAGTGATATCGTTCACCCTTTCCCACAGGAGTGACCTGCATGAAACTGATCGTAGGAGCGCTGGCGGTAGCGCTGTTGGCGGGGTGCTCGTCGCCCGGAGATGTGAAGAAGAACGATCCGACCATCAGCGCATCCACCAATAAATCAGCCAAGAAGTACGCTCTGTGCGTATTCCCGAAGTGGCAGGAGCAGCGCTCGACTTCGACCATGTCTGAGACGGAGAACGGCTATCGGCTGGTCGTTGCTACTGACATGATGACCGATGAGGTGCTTGAAGTTTCCAGCGCTGGAACAGGCAGCAAAGTCGCACTGTATCAGCGGTTGCCGTGGTCAAAAATGTGGGGCCGCGCGGCACTTGAGGCAGCAGTTCGCGAGTGCCTGTAAACCGAGCAATTTATCAAAACCGCCAATTGGCGGTTTTTTTTCGTCAGGAGATAACCCATGGCGGCCGCAACAATTTCTAAACCATCAATGACCACCATTCTCTTATCTGGCCCGCTGGCAAGGCTATTCGGACGCGTGCATTACCGAGAGCTTGGCAGTAAATCGGTTGGCGAAGCGTTCCAGGCATTGAAATGCACAATCGACGGGTTCGAAGGGGCGATCAAGGATCTGGACCGGCGTGGTATGCGATTCGCGATATTCCGAAATCGGAAAAATGTGGGCGAAAAAGATTTTGCACTCGGGGGCGCTCAGGAAATTCGAATTGTTCCGGTGATTTCAGGAAGCAAGCGCGCTGGTGTACTTCAAACAATCATCGGCGTCGTGCTGATTGCCGCATCATTTTTTGCTGGTGGCGCTGGTCCCTCTCTGTTCTCCGCTGGTTTGGCAATGACTGCCGGCGGCGTGATCCAGATGCTCAGCCCTCAAGCCTCAGGCCTGAAGCAAAGCGCATCTCCTGAAAACGCCCCGTCCTACGCCTTCGGCAGCGCCAAAAACACCACTGCCAGCGGCAACCCGGTACCGATCTGCATCGGCGAGCGCCGGTGGGGTGGGATGATTATCTCAGCCTCGATCCTGGCGGAGGACAAGGCATGACCAAAGTGACCTACAGCATCACCATCCACGACCTGCATCGACTTGAAGGTGGAGTGGTTTGTGTCGACGAAGCAGTGGTGGCCGTTCTGGACAACGGGCGCGAAATCCATCGAGAGCGCTTCTTTGGCAAATGCACATCGCCAAGCGGCTACACGCGAAAGTACCGCGGTAAGCCCGGTCTTAACGCCGCACTGATCTCTGGCAATTGCCGCATGGGTTTTAGCTTGAGTGAGCCGGCAAAGGCTGCTCCAGCCCACCCATAAAATCGTCAGAACCAAGCCGGTGAGAGCCGTATTCGACTCGATACCTAGGCCCGCGAGATTGCGCCTCGGCTTCAGCTGCCTCCTTAGAGGCGTAGATGTCTACGAATCGCCATGGCGAGCTTTGCACAACGCCCCAACCCAGCACGCAGTCTGCGTTATCCGGATCTTTCGGAAGGTTTTTAGCGAGGCTTCTGATTGACATGGCCGATCCTTGGTTGTGAGAAAGCAGGAAATTACTACTCCGCAACGTGTGGTCGTTACTGGCATTTCATCCACGCTGTATGGACACCCACACCGCCCGCGAGGCGGTTTTTTTATGCCTGGAGGAAAGAATGGGCGCAGCAGCACAGATCGATATCAGCGGCGAGAAGGGCGGCAGCAGCAAGCCGAAGTCGCCGACCGAAGCCAGCGACAGCCTGCGCTCGACCAACCTGGCAAAGCTGCTGATCGCCGTGGGCGAGGGGGAGTTCGATAGCGTCCCGACCGATTACGACATCTACCTGGACAACACGCCGATCCGCGATGCCAGCGGCAACTACAACTTCCCGAACGTGAAGTGGGACTGGCGGCCAGGCTCTGTGGATCAGACTTACATCCCCGGCATTCCGTCGGTGGAGAACGAGACCTCGTTGAACATTGAGCTGCGCAGCGATTCGCCGTGGGTGCGCTCGATCACCAACACCCAGCTTTCCGCCGTGCGCATGCGTTTGGCTTGGCCAGCGCTGCAAAGGTCTGATGACCAAGGCAACGTCGGCGGCTACCGCATCGAATACGCGATCGACGTGTCCACCGACGGCGGTACCTATCAGCAAGTGCTGGTGGACGCCGTCGACGGCAAGACCACCACGCGCTATGAGCGCTCGCGCCGCATCGATTTGCCGGACGCCACCACGGGATGGCAGATCCGCGTGCGCCGCCTGACCCCGAACCAGAACACCAACAAGATCGCCGACACCATGCTGGTGGCCGGTTATACCGAGGTGATCGACGCGAAGCTGCGATACCCGAACACCGCGCTGCTCTACATCGAGTTCGACGCCGAGCAGTTCACCAACATCCCGGCGGTGACCGTGAAGTGCAAGGCACGGCGCTGGATGGTGCCGAGCAACTACGATCCGATTCAGCGCACCTACACCGGGACGTGGGACGGCTCGATGAAATCGGCCTGGACCAACAACCCGGCGTGGATCACCTACGGCATCTGCACCGAAGAGCGTTTCGGTCTGGGCAAGCGTATCAAGCCGTTCATGGTCGACAAGTGGGAGCTGTACCGGATCGCCCAGTACTGCGATCAGTTGGTGCCGAACGGCCTCGGCGGGCAGGAACCGCGCTTCCTCTGCGACATGAACCTGCAGGGCAAGGCTGACGCTTGGTCACTGCTGCGCGATATCTCGGCGATTTACCGGGGCATGACGTACTGGGCGCAGGGCCAGCTGGTGATGCAGGCCGACATGCCGCGCGCGCAGGATTTCGACTACGTCTTCACCCGGGCCAACGTTATTGACGGCAAATTCTCGTATGGCAGCGCCTCGGCTAAGACCCGGTACACCCGGGCGCTGGTCAGCTACGACAACCCAGCGAACAACTTCGACACCGACGTGATTCCGTTCGCTGACCTGAATCTGCAGCGCCGTTACGGCGACCGGCCGACAGAGCTGAGTGCCATTGGCTGCACCCGCGCCTCCGAGGCCCAACGCCGCGGCAAGTGGGCGATCTTGAGCAACAACCAAGACCGCACTGTGTCGTTCAAGACCGGCATGGAGGGCGTGATTCCGCTGCCGGGTCACATCATCCCTGTAGCTGACTCGTTGCTGGCGGGCCGTGAAGTCGGCGGCCGGATCTCGGCGGTGGCAGGGCGGGTGATCACGCTTGATCGTGACACCCAGGCCAAGGCCGGTGATCGTTTGATCATCAACCTGCCCGGCGGCCGCGCTGAAGGTCGCACCGTGCAAAGCGTCAACGGCCGCGCCGTGACCGTCACGGTTGCCTACAGCGAACTGCCGGTGGTGCAGTTGCAATGGGCGCTCGACGCCGATGACTTGGCCATTCCGTTGTATCGCGTGTTGCGCACCAAGCGAACCACCGAGGGCGACTACGAAATCAGCGCGCTCCAGTTCGAGCCGAGCAAGTTCGCGTTCATCGACACCGGCGCACGCCTGGAAGAACGTCCGATCAGCGTGATACCAATCACGGTCGTTCCGGCGCCCGCCAGCGTTTCGTTGTCATCGATTTCATCGGTGGTGCAGGGCCTGGCCGTGGCCACCATGACCATCAGCTGGCCTGCGGTGGATGGCGCCGTCGGCTATGACGTGGAATGGCGCAAGGACAGCGGCAACTGGATAAAGCTGCAGCGCACCGGTATGACCAACGTGGACGTGGTCGGGATTTATGCCGGCGCATACGTGGCCCGCGTTCGCGCGGTGAGTGCGTTCGATATCTCGTCGATTTGGCGTAATTCGATCCTGACCAACCTCAAGGGGAAGGAAGGATTGCCGCCGGCTGTGTCGTACCTGACGCCGACCAGTCTTGTTTACGGCATTCGGATGGCGTGGGGCTTCCCACCAGGCGCAGAGGACACCCAGCGAACCGAGATCTGGTACAGCAAAACGACCTCTCGGGATGATGCGATCAAGCTCGGTGACTTCGCCTATCCGCAGGCATCGCACGAAATGCAAAACATCCTTGCCGGTGCAAGTTTCTTTTTCTGGGCGCGCCTCATCGATCGGACTGGAAACATCGGGCCATGGTATCCACAAGGTATCGGCGTCAACGGCCAAGCAAGTTCTGATCAAACCGAGTACGAGAAATATTTCTCCGGACAGATCGGCGATTCCGCGCTTGGCAAGCGCCTTGGCGATCGCATAAACCTGATTGATGGTCCGGCGGACTTACCGGGATCGGTGAACAACCGCATTCAGGTCGTAACCGGTGAGGTTGATGCAATCTCGGAAAAAGTCGACGGCGTGTTTGCCCAAGTGAATCCACCGATGGCGGGTGAAACTGAGGGCTTCGCCGGATCGACGGAAGCCTTCGTCGGCGTCTGGTCATTGCAGTCTGCCGTGATCGAAGGCGATGTAGCCACCGGCAAGCGTGTCGACACCGTTCAGGTTGAGATGGGCAAGAACAGCGCCGTCATTCAGCAGGTCAGCCAGGCGCAAGTTGCAGCGGATGGCAAAGCATCGACCATGTGGTCTGTGAAGATGCAGATTGACTCCAACGGTCGATACGTTGCCGCTGGCATCGGTCTCGGGATAGAGAACGGCCCCGCAGGATTACAGAGTCAGTTCATTGTCAGCGCTGATCGCTTTGCTGTTGTCAACAGCATCGCCGGTGGGCCTCTGGCAGTTCCTTTTGTCGTACAAAACGGCCAGACCTTTATCAGCTCCGCATTCATTGCCGACGGCACGATCACCAACGCCAAGATCGGCAGCTACATCAGTTCCACCAACTACATCGCCGGCCAGCAAGGCTGGATTCTGAACAAAGACGGCACGCTTGAAATCAACGGCATCGTTCCTGGTCAAGGGCGCTTAGTGATCAATTCTCTGAACGTCTCGGTCTACGACGCCAATAACGTGCTGCGCGTCCGTCTCGGCTATCTGGGGTGATAAATGGCATATGGAATGAGGATCTGGGGCGCCGACGGCGCGCTTCAGATCGACGAAAACTCGTTCACTATTCGGGTGGTGCTTTCAACGTTAGTGACATTCACTGGAGGGAAGTCAAATCAGGACTTTGCGGTGCCTGGAGTTGGCCCCTCAAATGGCGCCGCGATTGTTGTCCCTGTCGGTACCTACACTGATCAGCAACAGCAGTTTGAAACCGAGCTGGTCGATAACGTGGCCCGGGTTTACAACCATACAAGAGGCTACGCCGCGAGCTATGTCGCGACCGGGACGATGCGACTGATCGTCATGAGGTTCAACTGATGGCGTACGGACTAGAGTTTAGGAACAACAGCAATGTGGTAACCATTGATTCTGAATTCGCCAGGTTGATGGTGATTTCGAGTGGAAGGTATGCGCCGACGGAAGAAGGGGGCATGGGGTCAACGAATTACTTCGCAAGGCCGGTGACATCACAGGAGCCGCCGCTAGTATTCGTCCGGCCGGATACTGTCGCCGGCGTCGCCGGACTTAGCAGCATGAGATTGATCGGCTCCGCAGGCAACTGGACCGGATTCTATGTTCGCGCGTACAGCAACGCCACGGCCCAGCCTAATGGCCGCTACTTCGTCGCCGCGTTTGCTGCTCAAGCGGTGGCACAGTACGGCATGCGGCTCTGGGACGGATCTGGAAAAATGCTCTTCGACTCAGGTACACCCAATGCCAGTTTCACGCGAGCTATCCAAAACTGGACTTATGTGAAGTCGGATCAATCCGACCAGGGACTGTACCGAAACTACTACTCGGTACCATTCAATTTTCCCCAAGACGAATTCATTCTGATCAACAACTTCGGCATGAGCATGGTGTCCGGCGGGAACATCCCAAGACAGCTGTACTGTACGTGGGATTTTGCGGCAAATACGCTCTACGCCATCACCTCTGCCGCCAATAATCCCTTCGCATTTTTCCTCCCCGCAATGTTTGCCAAGATGGCCGTGTAATCGCGCGCGCCCAACCTCTAAAAATCAGGAACTTGTAATGTCCAAGCAGACGATCACTCTCGGCTCTGCGCCTACAGGCGTGGGCGGCGATACGCCTCGAAGTGCGTTCACCAAAACGCAGAGCAATTTCGACGAGCTTTATGCAGCGCTTGGCGCCAGTGGTAGCCCGCTCGCACTTCCGGCGGCACTTCCGATCGAACAAGGCGGGACCGGCGGAAAAACGCAATCCACAGCCCGAACCGCCTTAGGCATAAAGTCCGGCGACGTTCGCTGGAAATCGAATACCAGCAACGTAACCATCCCGAACGGTACCTACACCACAATAAACTGGACCAACGACGTCTACGGTATCGGGGGCATTCACAGTCAGACTTCAAACTCAGATGCGTTCGTTTTGCCAGTAGGAATTTTCCTGGTGTCGGCGACGCTGACTTACGACTACCACCCGACCGGGCGCCGTGGGATCAGGTTCACACTGAGCAACGCTGGTTTCGCGGGAGGGTTCATTCTCGTGCCTATCACGCCGAACGGGGTAACTACCGTGACGCTCACTATCCCTATCAGGATCACAACGGCGGGAACCATCCTGAGGATTCAGGGTTTTCAGGACAGCGGGGCAGATATGAGCCTGCCGCTGAGTGGCGGTAGCAACGTCGAAATCTTCCAGCTTGGAGATGCCTGATGGCGACCATTGTCGTTCCACCAAACTATGACCTGGTAAAAATCGCAACTGAGGCGGGCCAGCCAGATCCTGAAATGCGCTCCTATCACGATGGCGTACTCGAGGTTCTGGGGGTTACCCAGAAGAAACTGACCGCAGCTTTGGCGAATTACAGCTACTCCGAGACCGAGATCGAGGTCGCCGCCCTGAACGCGATATCCAAACGCGATCAGCTGCTGGAATCAGCAGGTAAGGCTACGGCCGGAATGTCTGACACGTTCATCGCCGGCCTGTTGGACGAAGCTGATACCCAGCGGTTCAAGAGCTTCGCCGCTTACAAGCTGGCGCTGAGGAACATCAGTGCGCAGGACGGGTACCCGACAGCAATCGATTGGCCCCTCAATCCCGCCTGATCAAGCCAAACACCGCAACCCGCCATCGAGCGGGTATTTTTTTGCCTGGAGAAAAGTATGACCGTCACTGAAAGAGAGCGCGACATCCTCGCCCGCACCATCTGGGGTGAGGCGCGCGGTGAGGGCACGGCCGGCCAGATCGCCGTCGCTTGGACGATCCGCAACCGCGTGTTTGATGGGAAGGAAAAGTCGTGGTGGGGGGAGGGGTATGCAGGTGTGTGCCAGAAACCCTACCAGTTCAGCTGCTGGAACAAGACCGACCCGAACTATCAGTTCCTGATCGGCGTGAAGCAAATCCCGTTCCGCGAGCTGGCGCAGTGTCGTATCGCGGCTGACCAGGTAATCGATGGCAATGTGCCTGATCCTACTGGTGGAGCGACGCACTACTACGCGATTGCCATGAAGACGGCCCCAGCATGGTCGGCGAAAGCCAAGCAGACGCTGAGGCTGGGCGGGCACGTTTTCTTCAAGGATGTGCCGTGATGGTCGTGCCTTGGCGGTTGATCGGAGTGCTGGTGCTGTTGTTCGCCGGCTTCGGCGGCGCCTGGCAGTTTCAGGACTGGCGTTACGGGAAGCAATTGGCTGAGCAGGCACGGATACACGCCGAAGACTTCAATCAACTGACCCAAGCCGCTGCCACCGCGCAACAGGCCGAGCAGGATAAGCGGCTGGCGCTCGAGCAGCGGCTGTCGGCCAGCGAGCAAACCCACTTCAGGAAAATGAGTGATGCCCAACGTGATCAAGATCGCCTGCGCGATCGCCTTGCTACTTCTGATTTGCGGCTGTCAGTCCTCCTCGATGCAACCGACGCTGCCAAAGGCTGCTGTGTGCCAACCACCACCGGCGCCGGCAGCGTGGATCATGCAGCCGTACGCGCCCGACTTGACCCAGCGCATGCTCAACGAATTATCGCCATCACCGACACCGGCGACCGTGGACTGATCGCGCTGCAGGCTTGCCAGGCGTATGTGAAGAATCTGCAGCAGTGATGGCGCCGCGCCATTCTTGCGAGGTCGCAAGCCGTGAACCATCATTTAGACTCGGACGGGATGAATGGTGAACATGGACAAGCAACTGGCGGGCTACTCAATTTTGATGACGATTATTTGGGTTTCAGTCGTTCTTTCCGTCATGTATTGCATGTCGTAGTGAAGGTAATAGGGGGCTGAATTGGAAGGCGTAGTGCTGAGCGAGAAGATGCAGAGAGAAGCGGATCGGCTGCTGGCGCAAATTGTCCGAGCTGATTCGATGATCATCGCTGTAAAGGCGGGAGCACGAGCGGATGGCTTCGTGCTTGGGCTGGACACCGGCGGGGCTCTGCGCGCCGGTGATGCTGAAAGGCTGTACATCATTTTTGAAGCTGCTCTGGTGGAGCGTCTGACATCACTGGCAAAGGGTTGAGTCAATCCGCTGGTTTGATCAGGTCTGGTCCCTGATTTCTGACATTCCCCACGGCCCGGTCAACCTTGAACCATTCGAACATTTCTGTCGGCTCACCCTGGTGCAGCACCATCTGTTCAGCGCGCTCATTCGGCGTGGCCGGGTCAAGCCATTCGCGGGCGAGTTCAGGTGATAGTGACACTGGCCGCCGATCGTGAATGTCGACCATTCCGCCTGCGCTGTCGGCGGTGATGATCACAAAGCCGTCGTGTTCGCTGGCGTCATGCTCGTTATTCGGGTATTGGCCGATGGCGGCGCAGAGAATCGGCGACTGGTCCCTGTGCCTGATAAGGTAGGGCTGCTTCTTCGGGGTGCCTTCGTCGACCCACTCAAACCAGTTATTGATCGCGATGATCGCCCGGTGCGGCCAGATCGCGCGGAAGAACGGGCCGTGGGCGACTTTCTCGACCCGCGCATTGATCGGCGCGGCGCGATCCTTCGCCCAATGCGGGCGCCATCCCCATCGGACCATGTCGGCGTGAAGATAATCACCTTCTTGGTGAAACAGCGCGAGCTGAGACATTGGCGCCGCGTTATAGCGCTCCAGTGGTTGTTCGTTGACAGTGCTGATCAAGGCGTTCGGCATGCTGAGCGCCTCCACGAAGTCATGAATGCCACTGTACTGGGTAAGTCGTCCGCACATTGCCAGTTCCTCGCATCGATCTTTCACCGTAGACCCGCTGGCGCAGCCTTCGTCACAAAACCTTTTCCTGCGCAGGTCGGACAATCCTCACGGGCATCAAAGCGATCGAGACAGGCGGGGCACAGGCAGAAGGCCGCTGACTCGATATGCGGTCGCACCTTTTCAAAGGTACGCAGATCCCTCTCCTCATGCGCGACTTGCGCTACATCAATGAGCGCTCTGTAGGCGTCGGCATCAGATAGAGGCCGGTGGGTTATGCCGGCAATCATTCGTTCGGTCTCGACCAACTGATACCGGCGCCCGTTCATTTCCAGCACCACGCCTGAAATCTTCCCAATCTTTCTGGAAAGCCCCAAGGTCAGCCGCACACCATCCGCGTCAGAGTAGACCTTGCCGTCGTAGGCAAAGGAAGCGCCGCGCGGTTCGTCACTTTCGAAGTTGAAGATTGACCGGCTGATAGTACCCAGCAGATTTCCGTTGTCGATCTGAACGACGTCATAGCTCGAGGCGCCGCGATAGTGTCCGGGCGAGTTCTGCAGCTCCTCGACGGCGTGCCAGTATGCGGCGTCTGCCATCTCGTTCATGTCGAACTGCTCAAGCTGGTTGATCAGGCCCTCTTCGCGTAGCGTGACGGCCATCTCATGGAGGGTTTCCCTATGTCCCTCCGGATTTTGCATGCGGAAGTCCAGGTCATCGAGAGTCGCGCGCCATCGCTGGAGCCGTAGGGTTTTTGCCTGGTCGAAATTCATGCTGCTGGGTTCGCTGTACAAATGCTGTATGCATGTACAGTAATCGAGGTTGGGTGAGGGGGCGAGGGTGAAGCGACGAGCTGTAGGGTTTTGGATTGGTGAGAGTCGGCAGGACGCCGGGGAGGGTTGCGTGACTTTTGCGTGACTTGGCGTGACTCTATGTTGATCTATAGCTATTCGATTGCAGCGAGCGCCAGAGAAATCAACCGTATGCCAAAGGTTTGCTAGGTTACTGCGTGCATGGGGTGCTAGGGGTCGAGTGTTCGAATCACTCCGTCCCGACCATTATTCCTGAGTGAAATCAGACACAAAAGCCGATCAGATGGATCGGCTTTTTTGTACCCGCGCGAAACTACACGGTAGTTTCTTAATAAGATCCGGATTCGCTCCGGCCAAGCGATCTTTGCTGAATCCTTCAAATTCAATCCCGACTATGCGTAGTAAAGATTCAGCGCAATCAGCTCAAACACAGCCACAAATACGCAGAACGCAACGAATCTTCGGGTAAACACCCGGCGAGGCTTTTCATAGCCTTGATAGTTGCTGAATGCGCTGCAAAGGTTTCCCAGAAAATCAATAAAGTCCAT